TTCTATTAACTTCTCATTGCACTCAATAGGTCCAATAAGACAGTATCTATTCGAAGGACTGTCTGATATACAATATGTCTGACATCCTAACATGTTGCTTAAAATATTCTCATACATATTTTCTATATTTTACAATTCTTAGCTATGTTACTTAATTCAGCGGTCATTATCAGATCTGATAGTGATCGCCCCGTATGCGCATTTTCGAATAAATTTTACTTTTAATAATTTTCTCATTAGAGTTATCCTCTATTTACTTTTTTTTCTTTATTTCTTCCGCGATCTCTTATAATGTTGTCGGAGATAAATAATCATCTACCCTCAACTCTCTTACATAATCTAAGCAATCCAGACCCTTAGCATCTATTTCCTGCCTCTCTTCGTCGACCCACCTTAAAGTGCCATTTTCTCCACATTCCGGGCATTTATCTGCCCCACACGGAAGAAGCATTTGCGCCCCACATAAGACACATCTTACCCAGTCTCCGTGCTACACCCCTTCGTATGTTCTTGTTTTCATATTTGTCATTTTATCATTTACAACTTTCACTTCTTCGCTCCACAAATGTCTCTTATATATCGGAGTGATGCCGATCAGAATACCACTATCTTTGCCCCAATATTGAAGTGTTTTGGACTCAATTTTATGATGCAATTCCTGTATTCCTCCTTTGTTTCTGTCATAAGGATAAAAATCAGATAATTTTACCGTTTTCATTTTTCTGGATTTTCAGTAGTTCCTAAAAGACATTCATTACCCTCAAAATGAATACAATAATCCCATAATGTTCCATTGGAACATTCGTACTTATAAGGCAATCCATTATAATCGTCCACAATTTCCCTTGCAAACAAACTGATATTCCATTTTTTATTTCCTTCTTTTCTTACCAGCACTTTGTCAAACGGCTTAAAATCATATTTCGGCTCTTCTTTAATCCCGAAGAAGCGTTTCAGATATTCTTTTGCTTTAGGATTTTCGCTTTTCTTTAACGCTTTAATCATCTTCTGTTTTTCCGAATCTGTTGCAAGTCTATAACGTTCTATGTAGTTTTCGTGTGCAGCCAAATTATCCGATATATTAAGTTTTGTTCCCGCTGCAAGACTCGCATACAAAGATGTTAAATATTTCCCATGCATATTTAAAATAAAAATAAAACTTCCATCTCCGTTGCTTAACACATCTCCATCTTTAAATGTAGTATATTCCGGGACTTCAAGAAGGAGGCGATTTTCGCTGCTAATTGCTTTTCCTGTAGCAAAAAACCAATCTACCGATACAGGAATCGAATGAATTACAACCAATAACGGACAACTTGACGAATTGTCTTCATATACGATTTCTGCTCTATTTCGTCCTTTCTCTGTCACAATCTGACCTACTATTTCCCCTGTGTTTATTTTTTTCACCGTTTCTAAATCAAACGGGATTGTTACCATTTTATGCTCCATAATCTTATTTGTTTTTATTAGTTCCTAAAAAATGTTCGTTCCCTTCGTATGGGATACACTGACTAAATGTTACGCCTCCTAAACATTCATATTTGTCGTCTATTTCTGATCTTCTGGAGAATAAATGCAATTTCCACCTCTCTTGGTTGGTTCTTCTCACCAGCACTCGTTCAAATGGTTTGAGGTCGTGTTTCGGCATCTCATCTAATAGATACTTATATTCACTTAAATAATGTTTTATTATATCTATTTTTCTACTGTCTTCGACTTTTATAATCTTTTCTGCTAAAAATTTCTTCTCTTCTTCTATAGCCTTTCTTACATGCCGTTTTTTATCTTCGTCATACACATCAGTCCATAATTTGTAATCAAACCCAATATCTCCATATGTTGTCATTCCACATATACATCCCATTACCCCTTTGGTAATAATTCCATCATATATGAATTGATATCCATCAGTGCTTGTTAATACATCTCCTTTCTTAAAATACGCCCCAGCCTCTACCCTCAATTCCAGAGTGGCATCAGCAAAAGTACAACCTTCTGTGTTAGCATATATAGCGCTTATCCCATATCCATCTTTTTTTACAAAAAGCAAATTATAAGGACTTGCACAGTTTTTCGACTCATATACAAATTCTATTTCAATATCATTAATTAATACCGAACCTTCTATTTCTCCGCTTTTAATTTTTCTCGCCGTATTTAAATCAAACGGAACAATAATTGGATTTTCCATATCTTTTCGTTTTTAATTGTTATAAAATAAGATGGGTTACTTACGCCCATCCCAGTTGTTTTGCAATACTTTCCATCTCGCTATACGCAATACGATGACATCCAGCAGTCAGTATATCGTTTTTATACCGGTTTATTCTCCACCTGTTGCCGTCTACGTCCTCTACCAGGCCATGCCGGAACTGACCTCCCTGGTGCAACAGTGACACAACCTGCCACATTCTTCTGGCCTCTTCTATCCCGATTTTTATTTCTTTGCTTGTTTCAATAATCCCTCCTTTTATACGCATCCAAACATTTGGTTTATCATAAGAAGTAAGATCACACGCATGCAAGAAATCAAGTTCTCCTGACTTCCATTTTTCTAATTTTTCATGGAAATCCCTACTACGTTCTTCTTCCAGCTCTTTCAGTTTCCTTAACTTTTCAACCTCTTGTACTTCTCTACTTATTCTATATTTTTCAACTCTTTCCCGATATTTCAACCAAGTTCCTTCACCACAAACTTCATCTACAACCACATTAACGGTTCCAAGGACTTCCAGTGCTTGATGATTCAACAATATCTGGAAAATACGTTTCAATTCACTGACATGTTCACGTTTAATCTTATCTGATTTCCGTGATAATTCATGGTTAGTTCCAAGCCATTCGTTTGCACTCTTTTTAAGAAGACTCTGAGGAGTTCCCATATCGAAGAACTCAATATAACCCATCAGATTTTTAAACGCTCCCCAAACATTCTGATAAGGCAATTCAGTTCTGGCTTTCTTGTATTTTTCAATAGCATCTTTAATGGATTCCAACCCACTGGTGGCAAATGCCATATTACCATTATTTGACATATTATATCCAACACTGAATACCTTTGAGCCAGTTGGTATTGCTTCACGAACATAATATTGATGCCTGCTTGTAGTAGAAGAATAATATCTATCATTAATCAAATACGCCTTTTCTCCACGCTTGTTTCGCACGATTCTTCCAACCTCAAAATGTCTTCCATAGGAGTAAATACTTTGTCCTTCAAAATAGAAGTTACTACCATTTGCTGATTCTTGACTTTCATTTGCCCACAAGTGAGCGACCATTGAATTGTTCATATAAGTATCTTTTTAATTGTTTAACTTACCTCTACTATATAATCCTCTTTGTTCATATTTTTCAATACATTCGGTTATCATATCGCAGAACACTTGCCCTTCTTTTTCGGAACCTCTGAAGTAACCAATCATCTTCAGGATATTCCCGTTAAACTCATGGACAAACTTGTTGTAATAATGTTCCCCCATAACTTTCCCGTATTTTTCCATGAACAAATTCTTGTCCAGTGATTCATCCTTAAAACAACGGTTGTAATCCCATCTTACAACACGAAACAATGTTTCAAAATTCAATCTTTCCATATCCTGTATTTTATTTAAGCTCAAACCTAATATCTTCCGGCAACTGAGAGCGGTCCACCTTGTTCACAAAATCATCAAACTCTTCCTGTGTGATTTTTTCTCCATAACTGTTCCAGTTGAAAGATAAAGTATTTAAGTGAGGGTAATATATAGCATTATCAGTAGACAACCCATAATCAAACACACAGAGCATTATCTTTTTTTCTGCTTCTGCTTGTCTGATTCTCTTATCGTATCGCTCACAAATTTCAGCACGCTTTTTCAACATCTCTGCCTTATGATCCTCTTCCCTACGTTTTTCGATATTTTCTGCGGAATAATACCTGGCTTTAACGCGATCTTCAACAAGCGAGCGTTCCTCGTCCGTTAATATCAAAGTAAATCTTTCCTTTTCTGGCATATACGGATTTACCCATTTCTTGCCACACAGATCTTCAAGTTCAACAAGAAGCTCGTCTGATTCACGTTTCCATCTATCCACAATTCCTAAATCGAAAAGCAGATACTTGAAATACATCTCATCGTCCACTGCTTCAGATAATTTGGAATATTCCTTGTCTGATATACGTAAATATTCAATAGCCACAGACTTATCGCTATTCTTTATGTGATACGTGCCATTTTCCACCGGATACATAGGAGCACCATAATGGTTACAAAGATGCAACGATATGAATTTTGCCAATTCCGGAAAATGTTTTGCGACTTCATTGTGACAGCAGCCTCCCATATACTCCCCATACGTTCCACATTTATTTTTCCGTCTAATATCGGCTGTTACGCTCCAGTCACACATATTGTTATGACAATCATCATTTAAAGATACCGTGACTGTTATTCTGTATTCTTCTTTGTTTTCTGTAAAGAATTTTGTACTTGAATAAATTAGTTTGTTTGCAGTTTCCATATTATTTTAGTTTAATCATTACGCTTGTAAAAAATAAAATCTGCACATTCTCCCGGTGTATTATTAGCGTTATTGTACCAATAAAAACCTTCTGTTTTCCAGTCTACATCTACGGGATCTTCTTTTACTCGTTCCAAGAAATTCCTTATTTCTCGTTCTTCATTATCTGACAAACCTGTATAATCACCATTTATCAGAGCACGAGCCCAATAAACTGGAAGCCTGTATCTTGTTACCTTTATACTCATAGCTTCATTAATTTACAATTACTATCTTCAAATACAGGGACCATGCCCTGTCCCCTGAAATAAGCAGTAGCTAACTTAAAAGCGTACAGCGGATTCACTTTCTTAATTTCTCGCTGTGATTTATAGAAAGATAACGGCTGACATATATAGAAATTTTCATTGCCAAGACTCCCAAAAAGCCAATCCATACTACCTTCATCACAATTAGTGCTACCCAGTATTATTAAATCACATCCGGTCTTCCGGGTCCCTAAGATGAATGTCTTGTTCTTATTCTCTGGCCGCATAAATATCTCTTTATCAATATTAAACCAATCACTTTGGCAACTTTCTACATCCCTTAGAACGATCTCGTCAATCTCACGGGCATATTCTTCTTGTGTTTTCATAAGGCATGTTATTTAAAAGAAACTCCAACAATATGTCACAATAAATTCCCTCATTCCGTATTCAGCAAGCTGCTGAAACGATTCTATCCCATTACAATAATAAAAAACATTATCATTATCATCATCGTTGATACTCAGCGATAGTTTGATTGTCACTCTTTTATCGTCTCCTGTTTCTTTCCACACAATCTGACATTCTACGTATTCAGGCTCCTTACCTGTTCTTTCTACAAATTCAAGGAATCTTAAATCAATTTCATATTTGACTCCTTCAACATTAGATATCACTACCTCGTTTTCACAATCACTGCAAATAGCATGCATGAAAGCTCCATCAAAATAATCTATTATTTTTCCGGTATTCGGATTTACTATGGCTTCACAGGCAACATTTGTTCCACCACATCTTGTACATATATATCCCATAATTATCTGTTTTTAAAATGTTCAATAATTTCATCTACCGTAGCCTTACGCCATGTGATACAGCCCGCGTCTCCCCTAAACCGGAGCTCTTCGCACTTCACCCACCTGTCTCCCGTGGCGTCCGTCACTATCAGCCATTGACCTGAATCAGTATTATTTGTAATTCTTTGGTGTTCTTTCTGATAATATACCCCCGTGATCTCCCCATCTCCTCATTCTTTCAAGTTATATTCTTTCATTATTTCTTCTATCAATTCGTCTGTTTCCATATAATAACCCCAACAGGAATCAACCTCTTCCCATTCTTCTTCCTCTTCATCCTCCCTGGATTCATCTTCGTATTTCTTGACAAATTTCACTTTCTTTTCAAGCACATACCCCTTTACATCTCCCCACATCCATATACCTATGGATTTCACCTCATCATCTATAATCTTGGCACAATCTTCTTTCCAGTTCTCTTTTTCATTATATATTTTTTCATATCTATCTTTTGTGACATACGCTATCCCCTCCACATAATCTCCTTGACTATGACCCCTTGTTGACCACTCTTTTACTAATACGTCTTTTTCGTATTCGTTTATGATTTTTAATAGATCTTCGTCATCTAAGCATTCTATTAATTCCGTCTTATAATCCAAATCCTCCAAATCTTCTGGAAGAAATTCTTCTTGCACGTATGAAAAGCTCTCATACCTCAATTCCCACAAATGAGTACTTCCATTGTATATAAATGAAACATTATTTGCTTTTCCTTCTTTTAGGTATTTTATAATATCTTCCTGCTTTACATGCTCCACCACAATAGCTTCAAGCACATCTCTTAATCTATGATTATTATTGTAGAAGAAAGTTTTCCAATTGCATTCATCATGTAATCTACTGGTATCGGAATATTCAAAAAAATACAATCCGCACATATCCCAATTAATTATAGGACTTTCACCGCTATAATCGTCATAATAGATCTTAATGCGATAATTGCCTACTTCTTTTGTTGTAATAATTCTGTCTTCCATGTCTTTATATTTTAAATAGTTCCTAACTTTTTATCAATAAATTCATCTATTTCATCATAGTATGATCCATCGAAATCATAATTCCCATATTTCTCTGTAAACTCTTTAGCCCACTCTCGAATGATGTTAAATGCCTGTTCCCTGCTATATTCTTTTGGTCCTGTTAGATACTCCACAGCTTCCACCGATAACTCTTGCAGATTTCGTAAGTAATTTAAACCAATGCTATATGGTAGCTTACCTACTTCTATACATACATGATGATCTTGTTTAAAGGCGTCCTGCAAGTCTTCAAGACTCTCTATCAATGACTCGGACTCATCATCTACCCTCACCTTGTATAACTCAAAATCTTCATTTTCTGCCGACACCCATATCTTGTAGGCTTTTCGTTGGATAATCTTTTCCAAACAAATCCGTCACTGAACACAATTAGGCTACCTGTTACTATCGTTCCTTTCATTTTTCTTCCTCCTCATTATCCCATCCTAAACAAGAATCTAAATGTGAAATAAAAATTGTAGCTCCCTTATTTTCTTCCACAGTAGGATACTCTACCTCATAATAGTCAAATTCAGAGCTCTCTAATCCGACCCTATTTTCATCCCATCCATTTTTGGTCCCATCTTCTGCCATTTCTTTAAGCTTTTCCAAAGCCTCTTCTGGTGTTTCTGCTTCAATGGATAATCTATCTTTCATCCATCCATAAACCCTTCTTTCTACTTCAAATATAAATTCTTTCATTTCGCTATTTTTTTTTGTTTATTATATTTCACATCTTGTATCAAACAACCTCCTTGGAAGCATTATTTAATGGTGATTCCTTCAATCTCTTTAGATTAAATCCTATCATATTCCCACACTGTGGACACCTAAAACCATAAGGTTTACTAACCATCCTGTCACTTCTGTTGCACATCATACAGTATGGGCGCCATCCGTCATACCATGTCCCTCCCTTGGCTTCCTTCAATCTTCTCAACTTTTCTTTTTCTGGAAGATCTATATTCTGTTTTAGTGTTTCCATTAATCTGTTGTTTACCGTGATAATATCAATATCTGAGACATCAAAACATAATACGGCTATTTTGATTTTCGCTTCCATGATTGTTTATTGTTCTACATCAATAATCCCATACTCTGCTACTTCCAACACATCCTGCACTATTTCCGGATAGTCAGTCGTATCTAACGAAGCATCTTGAACGTATGCTTCCGCTAATTTCTTGGCTTCTTCAAACGATTCGGCTTGTATATATAAATCAAGCGTCAATGAAAACGGATATAACATAGCTAATCTGTTATTCTGTAATAATAATCAAGTTCTTCTCCCTTAAAATTGTTCATGGCATACTCGTCAGCTTCCCGCCACAACCGGTCATACAATGCAGCCAGTTCACGATTGCTTTCATAATGTTGCCAGATTTTATGATTCAATACCAGCGTCAATTCTGTAAAGAACTTATAATCGTCTTTCCATTCGCTAAACGCACGTCTGTAAGTATCTTTGACACCTGCTATACCATACTTGTCGGCTATGCTGAAATCTTCCCAAAAGGTAGTTATTAGGTCATAGCCGTTCTCCTGCATAAATTCTTTGAATGTCATAAACTATTATTTTAGGTATATAATTGCCTTATCTTATCAATGACATCTTCCTTAAATTCGTAATACTCATATATACGACCTTTGTAGTCAGCTATCATTTCTTCAATCTTACTTTCGGATGCCCATAACCCATAATACACATAGCAATCCGATAATCTATCTACTGAAGAAACACCGATCAACATCATTTTGAAAAATGGATTTCCCTCTTTTTCCAATTCTTCTCTTGCTCTGTCTGTCACTGCATCCCACCATTGCCCTTCGCATTTCTCTACCTCCCCATTATCAAGTACGACATCAAACTTTCTACCTCCGAAAGCTTCTCTTCTCTCATTTCTCTTTGCAAGGAAATCATAGAATATACCTCCTATCCTTCCAATAATGGTATCATCTCCGTACTTTGTGCTAATTTTATCAGGCATTTCGTCGAAGACAAGGAACTTCGATTCTCCTGACTCTACTAAGTATAATAGCTTCATGATTTATTTCTTTAGATGTAAGTTATTCCTCCAACCTTGATCTGCATTATATCGTTTTCAAGCATAATGAAATTATTTTGTTTTATGGATCCAAATATCAATCCATATACACTTACCGTATTAAACAGCCTAACAGTGTGAAAATCTTCATTTAGCCTTACTCTGTTTTTATTCCAATATCCCAAATCGTTGATAGTTATCGGGAATCCTTCTATGTTGTTATACCTGTAGTAATTGTTTTCATTGAAAACTATTTTCTTTATTAACAGGTTCCCGATGCTTTTCATGTTGAATCCGGACAACTCTATCTGTTCTAAAATATAATCAATCAAATTATTATGATATGTGTTTGGTTTATCTTCTTTCTCATTAATGATTTTCTTCCATTTCTTTGTTAAAGGAATCCGTATATCCATATATGTGCTAAATACTACTATAGTAGGACATTCCCCTTCAAACTTCGTTAAATCTTCTACTCTCATAATTAACAAATATTTGTATTGTTTTCGTCGTTCACTATCTGACTGATATACGGCCCTGGCCACAGACAGCCAGGCCGACCTCATGGCAGGGCGGGCGCCGTCTTACTCTGGCTGTTCTACCCACTCCCTGTATCCTACATTAAAACCAATAGGATCATACCTTTTGATCATAGTGCCATAATTCTCTCTACCGCAATACCTGTTCTTTCCTCCAATGATCCATGCCTCATCGTCTCTATCTGGAGATATTGAGTTAAGAAACTTCTCATAATCTTTTCTACTCTTTCCCATCTTTGTCTTGATTTAAACAATAGTTAATAAAATAAGCAACCTGTTCATTTTCCCCTGTATTATCATAATCACCTAAAGTCATATCATCATAATCCAGCAGAACTATACGAAAATCGTTTTTTTTGACATACACCTCCGTTAAAAACATAGGAATCCCATTAATTTCTATTATCACCGGAAACTGATCATCAAAGTCAAACGTATTATTAGCTTCTCGCCATTCTTTAAATTTTAGCTTTATACTTCCACCGTTCTCCGCTAATGCCTCTTTGATGTACTTTAATCTTTTTGCATTCAGATCAACCTCTGCTTTTTCTATTTCTTTGTACAATTCATTCAGATCCATATTCCACTATATTTATGTTGTCAAATTTTTCTTTTATAACATCCAAGGCGCCACGCTCGTTTGTTACCATAACATACTTTCCTGGCTTCATTCCTTTATTCTACTTATTTTTAAATTGTTGTTCTTACAGTATTCCTTTATCCAACTATCCGTTAGATAACGATTAACTCTATCGTATTTCTTTTTCGGACCCTTGCTCCAGAATTTCCATTCGTTTGTAATATCGTTCCCATATTTATCAAACCAGTAGATATAATACACTACGTTACCGTATAAATCCACTCTTTTTCTTTCCTGTATGACTACCTCGTAAGGCATCTCCCTGTCTCTTTTCTCCATCTTTGTTCTCCTTTCTTGAATAAAAAAAACGACACCTATCTTCACAGACCAGTGCCGGCAACTAACTTACATGGAAAACTACTTAACCTCAACTAATTCTACAGAGTTGTAGAATTTAGTGAAGCTACCAACAAATTCTCTTATATTTTTATATTCTTCTGGTCGTTTTCTGTTACCGTCTTTTATGTAATTTACCCACAGTCTATCCTCTATGTTCTTAATCGCATTCTCTATAGTAAATTCGTCGCTGACACACATTAAACACGAAGACCCTGTTTTCTTATGCGGTTTATACACCCTTGAAAAAGACCATATTTTTATCCTGTCGTATATATATCCGTTGTTTGGATAAACGAACCCTATTCGACTGTCGCCTTCTTTAGCATAAAACACACCTGGCTCTTTCCCGCCTTTCTTATACACAATAAATCCTTTTTCTTTTAGGATCTTAACCACTTTATCTAATTTATTTTCTACGTTCATTTTCATGCAAGTATTTAAAAACGACCCTCATTATAGTTGCGAAGTTCTCTACCTTAACCCACTCATGAGCTACTGCTCTAAGTACAGACGTTTCATATGTTGGGACATTGTCTTCTTCAATCACCTTACAAGAAGCCAGAACTCCTTCGGTCAGCTTTAGTCCACGGTCATGCAGCTCGCAGAGACCGTCTGGCCGGCGGAATGCGCACCACCCGTCTTTCTCTGTCGGCTGGATCATCGCTATTGGTTTTTCTTTCACTGCAATATACCCTACCATCCACATTGTTTCTTTTAGCCTGTCAGCGTATCCGGCATCTATGATAGCTTCTATGTCTTTTGGCGTACCAATACAAGGAACCTCACACATGTTCTTGCATTTATCACATGTACAAGGCTGCTCCCATCTATTATGATCTATGCCAACCAACTTCTTTATCCGTTCTACTTCCTCTTTCATATTATACTGTCTCTGTTAGTTTTTCGTAATACAACTTCATTTCCGGTGAAGCGTATTCCATGAATGCTTCGAATAAGTGTGGTACCTCTATTATCATATTCACATTACAACCTTCTGTCTGTGAAAGCGATTCAAGATCATTACTGTACAGGCACGTAACATAGGCACCTATATTAAATACATGCAAATCTATCCTTACGTATTCTATACATGAAGACAATGCATTAAACAAATTCTTTACTTCATTCTTGTCAAAAAGTTCTACAAATTCTCTCAACCCCATCATTTTACCACCCTTTCTATGTGTTTAATTAATACTACTGCTATTCCCTTACCGGTTTTTATCGCACATTCCGACCCTTTTATCCATTCTACACACCCTACATACTTTTCCGTAGCATGAAATCCGGGATTGTATTTTCCAGATGTACTGAACTCTACCGTATCCCCTACCCTCAGATCATCAAAAGCAATAGACCATGTGGTCCAAATTCTGTCATGTCTCCCAGGCTGAATGGCCCCGATTACGCCTTTTTTACGACCGTTTTTTATTGCCCTTAGTATTATCTTCCTATCACCTTCGATAAGGCTGCAAAAGCGCCCGTAAAAGGTCAAATCAACTTGTTTTCCTCCTATTTCTTCTCTTATTTTTGTTATTCTGTTCATTTTCTGATTTTGTTTTATTTTTTTCTTTGTTTTTTCTATCTTCTATAGAAGATGATAATAACATTATCTTTTCTATGTTACTTTTTGACTGTAAAAAAGAATCGCATTTCATTACTACTACCACCTTCTTAAGTTCCCCATTATCGTATAGCGATACACGCATCATGTTTTGCACCTCGTCCACTATCAGACCTGGATTAGTCTTAGCCATTTTGCGTAGCTTATTATACTCCGGTCTTTCCATTTCCTCTGTTTATTACTCTATAGTATTTATCCTTATCCCCTTCTTTCAACTTCTCCAGATAGAAAATTCCATCATGTAAATGAGACAAACAAAACCTGTATCCGTATTTCTGTACTCTTCTTACATGATCCCGCAGTCTTATCTCTTCACTTTTGTCTTGTACTTTGATTTTAATACTGTCCCCTTCTTTGATTGTGTATAAAATAGTTTGAATCTCTTCTTTTTTCATCTTATAAAATATTTTAACGGCAGCACCTATACTCACGCACCACTACTGCCTTATGTTTAACAATTAAATACTTAACTCTTCAATGGTCAAGCCTTTTTCTTTTGCCCACTTTAGCATCGCGCATAATTCTGTTTCTGACTTATATTTCGGATCACGCCACGCCCATCCGAATTTATCCAGGACATGATGATATAATTCGTCGGCCTTTGCCGTGTAAATGTCTTTGAATAAATGCTCCGAACCTTCCGGTATAAGCATCTCTGTTGTTGCAAAATCGGAATACGATAAACATCCGTAAGCATATTCTGTTATTTCACTCCATGCTTCTCCGGCTTTAAATCCAAATTCTTTTACAAAAGCCAAAGTTAGATACATATTTAATAATATTGTTACATCATATCCGGAATCCGACTTTCTTTCTATTATTTCCTTTTCAAATTCCTTTAAATCTTCAGGCCCTAAAAAGATGTATCCTGATACCGACCGGTAATTAGTCTCCGCATACTTCTTGCATTTATCATCATTGACAATCTTACTAATGTTAGATAACATCTTTTGCCTCCATTCATCACAAAACTCTACCTCTACGTTCATCCAATCAGTACCATAATTATATTCTTTCGGATATCCGACCGATGTTACCTTTATACTATTCACGCCATATCCGTAAAGGCGTTCACTTACCTCATTCGCCCATTCCTGTACAAAAGGAATAAACTTATTGTAATAAGAATCAAAATCAAAATCCGATTCCTCCTCATATTCTGGCATCTCTTCATAATCCTGTTCAAAGAAATGACGAGGATCTGCTATTGTTTCGTAGAAACTTACGTTAATGAAACAAAACTCGTTAGTTGTCGTTTTTAATATCATAACTTTTTGTATTTACGTACATTTTTCTTGCCATAGAATCTACACATGGCACGAATCTGACTATAAAATACTTTTGTCCTCCTGGCCTCAAAGTATTTAAACATTTCTTCATTCTTTGTTTCCCAAACGTAATCCGTTTGGGAACTCATGCGATCTTTCTCCTTGCGTGAATAATGGTAATATGATACCACAACACGTTTCATACCATTCTTTACAGGTACGATATTTACGTCTATACTATTCTCTGTCATATTATTATTGTTTTATGCATTATACAAATACAAAGAGCGCATACCTTCACAGGCCGGCGCTCCTTTCAATAAAAATGAAAAAACTAATATTACATAAACATATTGTTTTCTACTCTTTATTACAATACTTTTGTTCCGCAATTATTATATCTTCCGTACTCTTTTTCGTATCATTCAAGATTTCAAAAACCATCTTCTTGTGATCTTCGTTTGGTAACCTATCCTTAACAGCCGATATTACGCCCGCTATAGACGTAAAGCCTGAATCTGTTATTGAACACAGCAACACGCCTCTGTCGGCTCCGGTGCTTATTGCTGACGCCTTTATAATATCATTCTTATATATTCTCATAACTTTTTTGTTTTATTGTTTGTGAGATGCCCAGAATCGAACCAGGACCGGCACATACGCACCGGCACGCCGCGTCATCCCCTCTATGATGCAGAAATAGGCATGCCTATCCTCACGAACCGACATGCCAAAACCCAAAACTTAATTTGATGAATAAAATAGATTAACAAAAATACTATTCTAATTCTTTTATAATATCTTTCACAATATTCAGCCTTACCTCCTTCGTTTCTGGACTAATACAACCAAACCACCCATAAAACTTTCTTGTTTCCTCTGGTTCTGTGGCCATACTTATCTTCTCCTCCAATTCCGGGAAATATATTCTCACCATTTCGTCTGAACGAAACTCATAGATATTTTTATGTGTTTTGAAATACATAAACACTACATTTCTTAACGCAACACATATGTATTCCCCATCCTCTAACCTATCAATCATCTCATATACCTTTTTCCATATGAATAATCGCTCTTCTTTTGTAAACATATCCTTCTTTATTTTTATGGTATTATTTGACTGTATGCAGACTTTTCCATGTACACAATATTATGCTCCTGTCCAAATATCTTCTTTGCCACCTCTTTCTTTATCGCACAATATCTTCCTGTACGATACGGATTCTTTTGATCTGATCCATCCTCGACTTCGATAATAAAACAACCTCCGTCATCTATTATCTTTTTGCAATTGTCACATATTTCTCCCGTGCATATATGATGCGGCGCCTGCCCTTTGATGTTATTCCCTAATAAAGCAATCCCCATCTCTTCACCGCATACTATGCATAGTTCTATGGATGGATTCAACCCATGCTCTGGATGCAATACAATACCGTCTTTCATTTTCTATCCTCCTTTATTAATTCTATTATAAACTTTTTATCTTGTTCCCACAATGGCAGCCCTTCTTTTACTGTGTATGCCACTGTTTCCCTCTCTCCTATTAATCGCACGGCAATCTCTCTTGCTTTCAAGTCATCCTCCTCATGCGATTTGTTTATTAAATCATAGGCACATGATTCCACCTTTTGCCTTTCGATTATTATCGAACCCATTAACTCGCTTATATGCGATCCTAAAAACGATAAGACATTAATAGCTTTCCCAATATCATTTGAAATAGCACTTGCTAAATACATCTTATCCATATACTCCGGCAAAGCCTCGTATGCCGTTTCTATGTTTTTATACTGATTTTCGTTTACCTCCCTTTTAATCAGTTCTTCAAATTCTTCTTTTAACATGTTCTTCCCTATTTTAATGTTGTGTGAGATCGCCGGAATCGAACCGACTTGCTGCACCATGAATCCCATAAATCAAATGCTCCGATCTTCGCAGATGGGAGCATTCTGTCTAAAGCATAAGAAAATTAATGAAGAAAATTTTTCTCACTTACGCCATAGCATCTAAAATAGCTATCAACACTATTTCTATGACAAGCATAATAGAGAATGTCTTAAATATCTTTTTCATATCTCCTCCTTTTTTATCTGTTCTTTTCACGTTCCACAATAAACTGTTCCGGCTCTGCTCCGAACTACGTTCCACCTACAACCGCAGGCCTTAGCCCAAGGCGCCGCCTACTCCCCCTCTATGGCAGCCTGTTCGTACCTACAAATCCAATCTCCATCTACACAACTATCACTACGCGATAATAAACATTTATCCTTATAACAATCATAAAAAATACACCTATCACAACTGTAATCCTTAACGTCTACACAGCTAACTACCTTAGCATATACTATACCATCACTGCCTTCTATTCCTTTCACCCCAAAAATAGAACCTTCTACTTCTTTACTCAAATCTAAATCGGGTGCAAAATCATATACGTTCATACCATCCATATTTTAATTGTTAAACATTCCGATTACCACTAATCTATAGAATATAGTTTTCAACTCTCAACCTATTGAATTTTGTAGAATAAACTCACATTATGCTGTTTTAAAGCACTGTAATCCTTAATTTTGTGGGAAAACCCTACATAATGTTGTTTTAAAACGCTTATCTATTGAATTTTGTTGGTAGGGAGTGCCCTCCCTCTCCCTCTCTCCAACTCCCGCTAATCCTCCGGCTTTCCGCATAGAACCCACGCCCTACCGCCTCACTACCGGCATACGGAGAGCGCTACAAGCTTATACTCTGGCATGAAGTGTGGGGTGTTTGGAGATAATATCATTCCATAGAGAGAATAGAGAGCCTTCAGCCCACGCCCTACCGTCTACTTCTCCTATCAAGATAGATATTTAAACCTATAATCAAAGCCAATAAAGAAAAGCAAAAGACCATTACAATATTATACTGATCCGGTCCGTACTCCAACATAGAACGAATACCAACAGACAGAAAATACAAGTCAGCGACTAATAAAAACCACCACATAGAATAAAAAAAATACAATAAGTATGTCCGAAAATACGGGGATTATAAAACCTAACTAATTGATAATCAAGCATACATAATTTTTAAGAAAAATACAATAAGCCTAATTTTCAATCTATAGAGACGAAAAAGGCGGAATCCGGAACCCTATTTTGGGACAGAAAACCGCATAAAGTTTCGTTTTAGACCAATTTTAACGACATGATATAGACAAAATACCGGCATTATATCCAAACTATCCTATTTTAGTTTCGTTTTAGACCAATATAGCTCACATCCGCCGTTCACTCTCAGAATATCCTACCCATAAATAGAAAGAGTAGGATACGAAAATAGGGCTGCTCCGATATTCGAAACAACCCTACTCCTATTTAAATACTGTTTATGTTTTCCTTCACGTATGTTCGTGATGTATGGACTTTACGTTTGCATTTGTCCTTTCCTGTATCGGCATGATACGCTTCTTTGAGATCACGATACAACATAAATTCCCTATATGCTCTTTTCCGCTTTTCTTTAGCTTCTTTCCTGGACAGACCGCGGACGTCTACCATATAAGATTTAAATTTCCTTTCCATTTTCTTTATGCTTTAATTATGATTAATTCCAGCGGTTAAGTGCTTCGATATAGAAACCTTCCGCCTCTTTGTACTCACTTTCGCTCAATGTTTCCACCGTCTCGATATAGTTACGCAATGTTATTTTTACGCAACTGTTTTTAGATTTATTGAACGCTTCAATTAAAGCGTTGATCATTGCTTTCTTTTCCATGCTATTATATTATTTATAATTTAGAGGTTGCTCCGGAATCGAACCGGACGCGCATTCCTATCCTATAGAGATTTTATGCTACAACCAACAGCCCGTAATTAGTACGTAGTTCTTGCGTACAGGCTCGTACTATGTTGTTATTATATTTTCCGTCTGCTACACAACTTAGCCACAAATAAAGGCGATTGTGTCCTTGCGTTTTGATATATCACGCTCCTACATGTTAGGCTACATGTTTATACCCTGTAATTTAATCTACAGCCTTGTCCTATTTTACGTGTAGGCAAGTAAGACACGTTTCGGTCTGGAGATAAACCGCGTACAACGGTATGTTTTCCAAACTGTACTCACATACCTAACATAACTACATTTATCCAATGTAGTACATGCAGTAATACCAGCCCTTTAATTGCCAACGGCAAGGGCAAAGGTATATCTATCTCCAATATGTAAAATAACTCTCTGTTTTGTCAGCTTCAGTCTAAAGCATACGCGGGACGTGCACCCACTGACAACGGCGTACAAGCGCGTTTAACGGTACGCGCCTAACCTTTTTTTTACTGCTGGTTGCTTTCATGCGCTAAATACTCACTTACACACTTTGCAACGGTACGGATTGAATAAGATTTGATCTTAACGGCTACATAAGTAGCTTTATATTCATCAGTTTCTTTAATAAGCCACTTTGCACTTTTTTTAGTCTCCAATGTCTCAGCGGTTGAGAAACCGAAAGGTTTGTATTCGCTTCCGTACACCACATTATCAGCGCACCAATCAGCCGTTTTTGCCTCGATTCCTTTTTCTTTGTCTACTTTGTTATCCTTGTAAACTTTGGAATATAAGGCAAACTTAACAAAGGTATCACCCACTTTCGGCAGCATTTGACTACATACCGCAACCAATTGCTTTTTATCCTTTGCAAGTGCAGCGACTTTGATAGCGTATTCGAAGGGTATCTCCAAAGCCTTGCAAACAACCTTTAAATCAGCACCATTTGCAAATAAAGCGTTATACAATTTTACAGCACCTACCAAATTTGCAGCATTTTCTTTGATAACAGCATTTTGTAGCTTGTTAACGTTTTTCTTTGTAATCATATCAATATGTATTTATTTGTTAAACAATATCACCTCAATATATCACCTCTTTACAACGCAAAGAGGCAAAAGGTATTGCTATACAATACACCCAACGGGAGTATATATATAGCTTCATTATGTAACACCAATATTCTCTCTTGAATACGGTGCAAATATACAACCTTTTTCGGTATTACATATATATATACTATCTTTTTTTTGTTAACTTGTATTAATATCGATTCTATTATCTGATTATTAGTAAGTTGCAAAACACACAAGAGCGGTATTACACGCGTACATTAATATGTAGGATATATGTTTGTTTAAGTGGCTTATAATCAATATGTTATAATAATACATTGATTATCAATAATTTAAATAAACTGTTGATAATCAGAGAGTTTATAGGTTTGAGGTAAAAAACGCGTTTCCGGTTTTCCAGCAAAGGGGGTGTGGGGGAGAAAACGCGTTTCGGGGGCGGGAGGTTCGTGATAGGTACCCCCTCTCTCCCATCACATAAACATCTTTCATATCTCACGCCTCATATGTCCTTCAATATTATTCCCATCTCACCCACCTCACACACACCAAAAAAAATAGGATTGATAGAAACCAATCCTATTTAAAACACGACCTTATTAATTTATTGAATTGAAGTAAGTTTATGGTTTTCAAGGAAGTCCTTAAACTGGTCACTTGATACGTCTATAACGAATCCAGCAGCACCAGCATGTCCTCCACCACCGAATCTCTTACTTATCTCACAGCAATCTGCACTGTCTTCTACGCATTCATAAAGAGAGAACCGGACTTTACCACCTGGCATAATACAAAATGGCATCAGGGCTTTAATTTTCCTACCATCTAACCAGTCAGGTGTAAGAGAATCAAATACTTTAGAGCTAAATTCTGTAGTATTCATCGCCACGACCTTCACCTCATCAACATACGCTTCGAACGAGTACGCACTTACCTCTTGTTCGTTTTTACCAGCCATGTAGTTAATTATAGCACGTCCTTCTTTAGCGAGATCATAAAAAATAAGATCAATTTCATTGTCCTTCATATCTTCTTTAAAGTGATCATACAAATACGACAATGCTATTAATACATTGAGTCTTATTTTTGATCTCAAGGCATACTGGATAGCTACTACCGTATCCCATCCTAATTCAGAATCTTTATTCCACACATCGTAGTCTGACAGGCACCGGACGATCGCCGGCACCTTCCCCATCAGCAGGTCCGAGGCCAGAGCGCACGCACCGACACCGACTCTCCTCAACCCTGGAACTACGAACCCCCATGTCTTACTATCTTCGATAATCCCCTTATGATGATCTATCCACATCAGGCTCTTTCCTTCATCAAGCCACTCTTTGAAAATAGTTTTAGAATCGGCTCCGAAAGACACGTCAAGAACATAAACAACATCTAAATCACGCACTTTGCTGGTAACTTTCTTAACATCATCTTCATACGAATACGGGATATAAATAACATCCTTGTTTTTACTGTTTTCGTACATGGTTGCGATGGCTGCCGACACAACGCCATCTAAATCCGATTTATGATAAACTATCGCCGTTTTCTTTACTTTCATGATACAAACTCGTAAATGTAATATTATTGTCTCCTTTATCTATTCTTATAATATCGCTATATCCTCCATAATCCTGATCTTTTTTAATACGAACCTTCAAAGTAAATAAAGGAGGTTTACAAATAGGAGGAGTAACCAACTCCGAACGATAAATATCCTGTAATTCAATTTTTATGTTAAGATCAACCCCATAAGGATTACTAAAAATATAAACAAAATCGTCCCTAAACTCAACCAGTCCTTCACTTGTATGTTCTTTGGACGACACATAATTTAAATCAAGATCTTTACCAACAAACTGAATGACGTCCATATAGTCAACTCCGGCCTTCTCAGCACATACCTTATCCGAATCAGAGAACTGACCTGGCATACCACTGGCGTTTCCTACCATCAGCGTCATTTTCGTAATATCTTCATATGTTATGCCATCCATCATCAACCTACAAGCACCAAGCGCCTTATATACCATACCGGGATTAGGCTTCATCATCGGATCATGTTCATCAATTGAAAAACACTCATAATGACCATACACTACTCCTCTTATACCTCTTTTCACCGCAAGATCATGAACGCATCTAAGGACATAATTTATCTTCGCATCAATATCTTCATCGGAAACAAACCCGACACCCACATCACATTGGTTGCTTATTATACCAAAGTACTTAACGCCATTTTGCTCCATAAGATCAAGTGCCCTATTCACGACATCTTGCTTAATCTTCATATCAGTAAGATCTTTTGCATAAAGACCTCCAGATGCGGTTTCGACCAGCGTCCCGTCAAAATCGAATAGCAGTATTCTTTTGTTTTTAATATCTACATCGTTCATAATTTTTCACTCCTACTCTTTTTTATTACCCTAAGCTGAAGACGGAATAGATTACTGTCTTCTTTTATAATATCATACACAGCATAAGAATTTTCTCCTATATCCCATCCAAGATAATCGAGCAGGTCTTTTAAGTAAACTCTCTTGTATTTTACACCAAGGTTATTTACCTTAAACGATCTCTCGTCTTCAACATCAGAAGCAGCCAGATAAAAGACCGTATTTTCAACTCCTTCAAATATCTTCCCTTCTTCTAAGCCGATAACAACCGCATCCGTTACCCCCATCCAATTCAAATTATCAACAGAGATAGTCATTATCTTACTTTTGCTGATTGACAACTTCCGGATCTTGCTTTCTTTAGTTTTAGATCCTAAAAAATCCTTACTGTTAAAAAAATCTACTTTCATGGTTATAATGTTTTATATTGATGTTGCAAATATACATAATAAATAATCAACAAAGAAATAAATAGGATTAAAACATGATAAAAAAACCCATAGCACTACGTATTTAATAAAAATAAATCAATGACGTAAGAGAATAAAAATAATCATATATTTGTCGGTATCTTAATCAATTAAAAATAAATGTCATGACAGAAATGAAAATAGGTTTTGTAACCTTCAATCCGGGATCAGGTGATGGTGATCAGGCGGTTACCGTATCAGGTGAAAAATACGAAGGTCGTGTACAACGCACGCAACAAGTAGAATTTGGTGCCGAATCAGGGGGTGTTAAGAAAAGTGCTACCATCAACCAATCTCCGGTAGCTGAGTTCGTAAAAATAGATCCTACTGCATCTGTAGGGAAAGAAGGTGGTACTGTAACAATCAACGGTACAAGTAACTCAACTAAATTAACGTTCTCCTTAACTCCGGACGAAACTCATCCTCTGACGTTGGAAATACCTACCTCCTATCAGGCGGCAGGTAAGGCTACCAACAACGGCGCTGTTATCGCCGACGACCCTGGTGCAACAGGAGCCTTTGCTTTCAGTATCGTATTCTCCGATATTGCTGCGAACACTGATGTAAACGATCTGGTAAATACTCTTAAGGTGACGGCCGCTGGTGGTCAGACAGCTAATACGGTTATTACCCAGACAGCAGGTGATCCGTTCTTGGAGATAGACAAGGAGGTAATTAACTTGGATGCAAACGGTACTCCTCAGACTATCAACGTTAATGCAAACATCAGGTGGACTATCACTCAAGCTGTTTCTAAGTTGGTAAGGAAAGTAATGAAATAACAATTACTTACAGAAAAAGAAAAGGGGCGTCTATTTGGCGTCCCTTTTTTCTATGCATTGTATGTAGTATTTATCTTTTTGCCTACTGACAAAAATCTTTTTAAAAATCATCTGTTTTATGATATGGACTCTTTTCCCGTCATCTAATTCCCTCCATATTTCATTAAAGATCAAATCTATTAATTCCATAACCTTCTTATCAGAGACAAGATTCTTCCTACCGGGGCTGACCCATCCATCATCAGTCATCTTACCGGCTATCCTATTAGCTATCCTACTTAATTCACGTGGGGTGCTCATTTTAATACGTTTTTGAATATTCTACCTTTTTCACACTGAAGTATGCAGTCTCTCATGGGATGATCTTGTTCATGATCGTCACACATCGGAAATTCTTTTCCATAGGGAAAAGCGATGTGCGGGCACTGCGCCCTGAACGCATCCCAGGCCGACTTCCTTACAGCCTCAGCTCCGGCACGCACGCCCTTCTCTCTTTCCTTGGCTGGGTCAGCATACACGTTTGAAATAGCTCTTTTCTTCCAAGTAAGCATATTGTAGTAAAACTTATCCACCAGTTTCCTGCCCACTACATCAAACTTCTGTCTATGAATTAAAGGTGCGGCCTTAACGATGTTCTTCCTATTTTTACTAACATCGACATAAATCAGTCCAGCATAAGACGGAACTTCACTTACGTCAATCATATTAGGCGGACAGGCGTAGTAGAAATAGTTTGGAGGATAGCTTATGACACCACCTACCTTAATAATGCCGTCTTTAAGAACCTTATGTTTTTTATCCTTTTTGAAGTCGTTAAAGAAATCTTGTTTAGACATCTTGACCTCTACTTCATAAGCGTACAATGATCTTGTTATGGCCAGGAAGTCAGATTCCCAATCATATATATGAAGATTGTTAATAACATACATCGGATTACTTAACAGATCCCTATTAAGGATCTTAAGCATTTGTTGCTCTGGGTAGTTCATTTTTTATTTTTATAATTTAATGTTTGAGAATGACAATTAGGGCATAATATTTGCAAATTTTCTATCCTATTATCACTTTTTATACCATTTATATGGTGAAGCTGTAATGATATATCCTTTTCCATCCATTTTGAAATACCACATATGTCACATTTTCGCTCCTTTAATCCCTCTTTTATTAATCTTCTTCTAAGACAATCAGTATTTAAATAATTTGAATTTTCAACAAGTATCTCATTAAGCGGTCTATTTATCCTAAATATTGACAATTCTTTAGATTTATAAAAATGAGAGGTATCTATTTTAAAAATAATAAATTTATGATGTAACGTTTTTATATTTCCAGAATTAGGATACAATCCAAGAGCTCTACATACATCTGAATATGTATGAACATTCCTTACTATACCTTCAAGCAATTCTTTTGTATATAAAATTCTTCTCATGTTATATTAATTTAGAGGCCGATGGCGGGATCGAACCGCCATAAAAGGTTTTGCGGACCTCCGGCTAAACCATTCACCCAATCGGCCATATTGTAGCCCAACCGGGAGTCGAACCCGGAACTAAAGTTTAGGAAACTTTTGTTATATCCGTTTAACTACCAGGCTATTTAATGTTTGCTATGTTCACACACCACAAACACTTAGATAATTAACACTTTACACAAAATATGTACCGTTATCCAAGGAGGATTCGAACCTCCGCTAACAGAACCAAAATCTGTTGTGCTACCACTACACCATTGGACAGTGGTCCCGGAGGGATTTGAACCCACGATCTCGATGTTATGAGCATCTTGCTTTCACCACTAAGCCACAGGACCTTAAAAATATGCAGGAGCCTTCACAGACGCCTGCATATAACAGCTAAATTTTTAACCAATAATTATCCTAAAAACTCTCTCAACGCAAAGTTAAGTACTAACCCATAATATGGCAAACATTAAAATATAAAAAGGATTAAAATACCTACTTCTTTTTTTTCTTCTTCTTTTTAGTGTCTTTTACTCGTTCAGCTTCGTTTTCGGGCTCCACAATATCACCGGCTTCTTCCTGAATCACATCCGTCTCAGGAACAACATCAGACTTCTCTGGTTCTGCCACATCCTTATCTGACTCCTCATCTTTATCCAATTCCGGCTCAGCAACATCGTTTTTGTCTTTACCGATTATACCTATCTGGTAGCCTCTTAATTCTACTTGCATTGATTTCAGCTTCGATTCTAACTCCAGTATTGCCTTGGCTCCAATAGAAACCTCGTTTTCCAAATCTCCGATTCTGATCCTGGCTTCAATCAATTCATTTGATTTCTTTTTTAATTCAAATGATATACTGTTTTTCTTTTCTTCCAAGTTGCTGATTTTGTAATTAGCCTCATCAAGATCAGACTTAGCTTTGTCAAGATCAGCCTTGGTCGCATCAAGTTCTTCCGTTTTCTTCTTGACGCTTTTTATCAGCTTTTTCTGATTTTCCTTCAAGGCGTCAATCTTTTCCTTAGACTCAGAAAGATCTTTGCCAACAGATAAAATCTCTTTATCCTTTGAAGCGATATCTGACTTGAGTTCGGAAAGCCTTTCCTTATAAGAATCAGCCTTATCCTGCATTTCCTCAATTTCTTTTGCAAGATTTTCGGATTTAATAGCTTTCTCCCTGTACATTGACAGCTTGCTGTCTGTGATAAATGTAAAACCTAACATGCTCATTTTCAAAATATTTAAACATTACTTAACTCCAGAACTACCAAGACCTTTTTCTCCACGTTCATTTCCGTCTTCTACCTCAATATCTGTCACCTCTTCCAATACCATTTTGTATTGTGGAACGATTTCCATCTGAGCTATTCGATCGTTTTTATGGATTACGGTCGGTTTTTTATTTATTTTAGTAAGATTAACCATATACTCTCCTTTGTAGATAAATTCGCATTTGCCAGGAGCGTTAGTAACTACCACTCCCTCGTCAAAAGAGAATCCAGATCTTCCTTCCACATTCACACACCAACCTTCTGGTATATTCAACTTGAATCCTGTTCCGATTCTAACAGAATAACCTTGATATAAGGTAATTGATTCAAAATCGGAAGGAACATCTATTTCTACTCCCATGTCATTCATCATCTTCACTACTCTATATGCACGAATATCACAACAGGCATCACCATCATGTTTGTATTCAGGTGCCACGACATCAGGATACAGCTTCTTAATACCTACCTGAACAGTCTTCTGATACCCTGGAGTCAAATACGATTCAGGTATTTTATTAACGACCTTATCCTCTTTTTTATGTTTGTTGTTCTTTTCAGAAACAGTATCCTTCTTATTATCTTCTTTTTCATAAAGAAGTCTTTCAATATCTTCTAACTTATCCATAATCATATTTTTATAGTACAATAAACAATACCTTCTTTTTTTATGTCCTTCGTTGATTCATAGCACTCACGAAAAGTACTTATGTCTGCATCATTAGGATCATCGACCCACTCATCTCCTTGCTTATATTTTTCTCTGGTTTCTGAGTAGATCATACATAATTTATCCCCATGCTTCGCCATAATCCTTTCTTCTGTCACTTTCCTACGAAGCTTAATAAGGGGAAATCTTGTAACTATTTCTACTGTCATTCTACACAATCTTTAAAAGCCCAAGAGATGTTATTCTCCTGGGCTGATGTTTATATTAAAATGGAAGGTCATCTTCTTCCATAGGAGGAAAGTTCGGCATCTGTGCTTGCGGCTGTGGCTGCGTCTGATGCTGAGGCTTGGTGCTCCTTGTAGCAGGCGCCGGGGCAGGTGCAGCAGGCTGAGCAGTCGGCTGTGGCGTATAAGCCGGTGCCTGATACTGTGCTGGCTGTTGAGCAGGTTGTTGGTAATTCTGATACGGAATAGCACTCGGAACAGACTGAGGTTGTTGAACCTGTTGAGGAGCAGCCGCCTGCTGGGTATAAGCCTGAGGAGCTGTAGGCTCTTGCTGAGTATTACTTCCTAAACCTAATTTAGCCATTATACCTGCTCTGATGTCTTTAATAGAAGCATTGAACCTATTTGAATATTCAGTAATCTTCTGATAAGTAAAGTTGTTTTGAGCTGAATAATCAAGGCTTTTCTTACCATCAAATCCTGTAACCTCAACAGGATCAGGCCAGCCATTTACGCCCTTTTTATAAAAACGTTCAACAAGCTGATCTTCTTCTCCGTCTACTCCTGCATACGCGATAATAAGTTCCGAAGATCCAAACTCGTCATCTTTCTTCTTCTTAAAGACATTGAAATAAATTTCACGACTGAAATCGATGTTTTCGTAATATTTTACGAAGCTCTTAACAAAGCCCTTAATATTTCCTTTTTGATTGACGAGAGGTATGGAAATACAATAGTTTTCATTAAGCTCGTAATCTTTTAATACGATAAGGAAATTAGTAACAGTATTTCCATTAGAGAAAGTACTTGACTTTAACCCGATGTAGTTGATGTACCCAACTACTCCATTATAATACTCTTTCCAATATCCTGCCGGCTGACCGCTATTAGGATTTATGTGCTGAACAAAACCTTCTTTTGGTTCGTTACTTTTCTCATACAAGTTACCATCTGAATTAATATACAGATAATAAGTTGTACCAAAACTTCTGTTTTCTCTAAAAGCCATATTATTAATTGTTTATAGATTATACAATGTTTGATTTAATACGTATGTTGATTCGTATTTAGGATTGAACATCTTTATCATCTTATACTGATCAGACCAATCCATGACAGTATCTCCTTTTATAAGTGATTTTACGGAAGACAGTATATTTTCCTTACCGATAGAAAAATTAAAACACGGACCTTCGAGCGCATTCAAAGGCATTGATTCCATTATCTTTTTTCTATTTCCAAAATCCTCAGACATTACCGTTATACCGTTTTCTTCATCTACCTTGACATTAACAACATTATCCACCAAAGTCATGGAATTAAGAACCGATATAAGTAAATCCCTATCAAACTTAACACTCGAAGATTTTTCGAATTTGTTACATACGTATTCGTAGTTAGGATACTGTTGTTCTACGTTCATATCCGATATAATCACATTATCAAAGCATAAGAACGTCCTAACGCCATCTGTGGAAATACTGATCTCCGTATCTTTATCAGATAGAAAGCGGTACAAGATAGAAGCCGCAACCTCGCTTAGCATAATCGACCTTTCTTCTGATGCATTAGCATACTCTTTCCTGTTTATAAACAGACGGAACATATCAGTAGAAACAATGTCAATATAGTCCTTCTTCACATTAAGAAGAATCGAGCATATAGCTGGTCTAAATTCATCCGATCCAACAAACGCAAAAGATCTTTTCATAGACTGAATGAAAGACGAACTCATAACACGAATACCGTCACCTACAGGATAAAAGAAATCAGGGAAAGCCTTATCCTCAATCCAAGTAGAATAAAAAGATCCTCTATCGTATTTAAAAACGATACTGTAATCGTTTTTAATCTCTATCTCTATATCCTGGTTATGATTTTTAAAAAATGAAATAAGAGTCCCGGCATCTACTAAAAGAGAAAACTTCTGGTCACAAGAAATATCAGTATTCACATCGAAAATATCATCCGTATATGTTATACGTTCGTTCATGGCTTGTATCCGGATATGATCAAAATATAAAGTAATTTTTATATTCGATGTGACACAATCCTTTAAAACCTTATCAAACATCTTTGAAATGTTTGAAAGTTTCTCATTCATTAGTATGCCAGGAACTCTTACTTTCATTTTTTTAAACTTACGATTATGATTATCTAACACTGCAAATGTATTATTTTAAAATCTAATTACGAATTAATTGGATTTAAAATGATTTAAAATAGATTAAATGGTTCTTCTTGCTGCTTCTGCTATAAGCATCGCATCAACTATACCGTCATGGGCTGTCTTACATCTTTCGTTTTTAACGAACGTATCGTTTGGCCACAGCCTTTTAGCGCAAGCCAATGACGTTTTCTTAGTATTTACCTTACTGGCTTCCATGACCTTATCAGAATGCGTCCAAACCAATTTCTGCCATGTTTTAGGGGCTATGAAATTAACGGAGCAACTTATGTCCGTAAATGCCATGCAGAGGGAGAGGAACAGTCCATGCAGTTGGCCTTTGTTTTCCATGAGGGAGGCTGTAGAGGACGTGCTGACCCCGTACAGTGCGTGGACGTCCTCTATGACAAACACTACCCTATCAGGATTGTTTTCTACGATCGTATCCCGGCAAAAAACATATTCTTTAGTCAAGTCTACTGGTCCTGAAGCTGATATTCTTGGAGTTGAGATTCTCGATATTAGTTTGCTGTCTTGATCGATGCAGGCTATGGCTCCATCTTTTCCTGGGTCTGCTGCTATATATAATACCATAATGTATCAATTTAGATTCATGTCGATTTTACCAATGCTATCGTCATCTTCAAAGCCTCCATTGTCTGTAAGTTCGTAATCGATAGCCACAGCACCATTACTAAGAATGTAAAATCCTTTAAACTTCTTTCCTATTTCAATAGGATACACTACATTTACATCTCTTCCAATATCCTCAAACGGCATAGCAATATCTTCTGTTTCAGCTTCTTTTTGTTTTGCTAATACACCAACAGGTATATTTTTACCTTTTATAGAGGCGTATGTAACCATATACAGAATATCGTTATTGACAAACGCCCTATCACTACTTACCTTATCCAAGCTAACATATATAATATGTTTTATAAAACTATTGATATCCCCACATATGTTAATAGCTTCTACTTCTTTAGGAATAACGACTTCCACTTCTTCTGGTTTTATATTTTTCTTTTTCATTGCATTAATCTTTTCGTATTTTGTTTTACTTCTTCAACAAGATCCTGATCTTTCATCATCTCCTGCTTAAGTTTCTCATTCTCCTTAATTCTTTTCACCCTATCGGCAAGAATCTTCTTATATTTCTTATCCGATATTTTAATAAACCAAGGACAGTTCCTTGATGGAATCCTTTTACATGGATAGTCAGTGAGACCGTTCGGTCCAAACTGCTCGCATCGGTTACATTTTTCTGCTCCTGTCATTGTAATTATATTTTAGGGAAACATTCTTCCAGTTCTCTATAAGAGCACTCTACTACAACAGAATCTCCTTTAGGGAGAAATACTAAAATAGAATCGATAGAAAAAACACTATCTACTTTCCTTACAAGTTGGCCATGCTTATAAGAAGATATGACCAACCTAATTCCATACGCATCTGAATAAGATCCTTTCCTACATGGAGTTATGCTTTCAACAACATAATCGAAGCCTCCGATATTAACTTCATCGCCGGCATTGATTTCCATAATAGGAATCATTTTGGCTCTTCTATCTATGCTTATTTTCATTTCGCAATCTCAAATTTTATTTGCTCCTTCGGTTCATAATTCCATACCTCAAAATCATCAGCTACAAAATCATAAAATCCTTTCCCTTCCATACGAGATGAGATAGTAACCTGCGGAACCGGGCCGAAAAGAGAGCGACGGAGGAGCTCGTTTGCCTGTTCTTCGTGACGGTCATACACATGCATATCTTGGATGAAATGAGTGAAAACTGCGGGCCTTAACCCGGCGTCGTGAGCAAACATCATCATCAACGCCGCATATTGAGCTACATTCCAGTAAGAAGCTGTAATCATATCCTGGCTGCGCTGATAAAGCGTCATATACAACTCATCTCCTTTAACAGATAAATTGATCTGAAACGCACATTCTTGAAGAGGTTTTAGTCCATTGGTTTCAGGATCGAACATGGATGCTACTATTCTTCTTGACGAACGATCATTCTTGAGTGACCAAAGAATGAAGTCTGTTTGGTTAAGAAAACCGTAAAGACCATCATGGATATCTGTCATACCCTCTGGAGCTTTTCCGGTTCCCATATAAACATGTCTGTTCACCATATCTCCATAACATTCTTCGATCTTTCCATTATCATCAGCCCACTGATCCCAGATATGAAGACCAAGATCTTTGACGTCTACCGATCTTTTTTGCCAAATCCACAATATTTCTTTTATGGAATTTTTAAGATTAGTAGGTCTAAGTGAACCAAGAGGAAATTCCCGACGAAGATCGTACTGGTTACATACTTGTAGGATACGCTTCACCTTGACGCCTGTCCCGTCACCGTAGACCGGACGCTTCACTTCTTCCCACGGCTGGCTCATTATAAGAGCCAAATTGTCTTGAAATATTTTATCTACTCTTGCCATATTCTTATTAGGTACTTATATACTATAGTATCACCATCTAAAGGTTATGCCAACAAACAAGAATCATTAAAAATTCTAAGAAGAATGGTTATAAAGACGATTAATTTCTTCTTGTTCTAAACACGGACCACCTACAACTTTCTCTGTTGCTTTTCTTTGTCTAACAAAATCTTCAGCTTCGGAAAAAGTTGTAGCATAAATATATCCACCATACTTTTCTCCATTTATATCAAATTCTGTCACAAACTTCTTTTGTTTTTCTTCTTTTGTTTTCATAACTGTAATTTTTAAAAGCGAATAATTTATTGATTTATAAAAAAAATAAAGCGGGGATAAACTAAGTTACCTTAACCAACCACCATCCAGTCATCAGCCAACATATCTGATTGCGAAGCTAACCATCCGTTTACGATATTATCGTTAGCATCTTTCATGCACAGATAAGCACAAAATTTAATCATGTTGGTTTCAGTTACGTCATAATAATCGTTTACGTATTTTTTAAACGAATCCGGCAATGACTTTACTTTATTAACTATAATATCAGTAGACAACCAATCTTCCGGGCGCTGGAATACGAACATACCTTTACCATTCCATCCGGCACGTGCAATCAACGCACCTTTTTTTACTTCTTCTAAAGCTTCTCCAAATTTCATAACTATATTTTTTATAAATTAAACTCTGCAAAATCTATTTCAGATCCGGTTGACAAATTAATCATTGACTTTTCAAGCTCTTCCATTGGAACCGGTTTCACAATACCTCCATTACCAAGAGTCCTTTTATAGAAGTTTATCACCACCTGATCGCTGGTTTTTACCGTCTTAGGAATAGGTTGACGAAGATATAATCCATCAAGAGACTTTACTCTTGAAAGAGCCGTATATAGCTGTCCTGTTTCAAAAGAATTAGATACATCCATCATAGCCGCATCCAATGTCAGGCCTTGGGCTTTATGGATCGTGATAGAATAACCTATTTTTATAGGATACTGAATAATAGCTCCTACTACTTCAGATTCTATCTTATATCCGTTTCTTACATATTTTACTTTCTCAAACGAACATGGTGTTATAACAACCTTAGTATGCTCATCATCTTTTGGTTTATCAAGGACTACTTCAATCTCCCCCTTTTTTATAGATAATACAGTACCAAGAGAGCCATTGAAGTACTCTCCTCCGTTTCTTGTTATCATAACTCTTGATCCTTCTTTCAAGAAAAGAGTTTTTTCAACCGGAGCATCTTTAGGATAATCGCCGTTTATAACAGCTTCTAATTTTCTTAAAGAGCCTGGTAACGATGATATTCTCATTTCGTTAATAGCCGTAGCTTTTGAGTTGGTAGTTACAATCTCAACATATCCTTGATTATTATCAGACTGAATACATCTGCTGTTTATTGTATCAAATACATCATCATCCATCTGCCCTTCACGCACCTTATTAAGGACACTAATAAACTTCTCATCTTTCTGACGATATATTTTTTCAAAAGACACCATTTCCATACCAGAAGCCATTAGAGACTTGGAGCTAAAGAAATAAGATGTATCGTATATTTCTCTAAAAAAATCCTCTTTAATCACAGGAGGAAGCTGAAACAGGTCGCCTACCATAATAAGTTTCACGCCGCCAAACGGATCCTTGTCTCCTCTTGCATGACGAAGTATATCAGCCACGTTGTCAAGAAGATCAGGGCGAACCATAGAAATCTCGTCTATGATAAGATACTTTATATTCTGTAAAATCTTTTCCGAACCTCCGTTGAATTTATATTCGCAGTTATCCATAAACGCACCTTTTCGTATTTCAGGTATATACGGCTGCATTCCTATTCTAAAAAATGAATGAATGGTTTGACCACCTGCATTAACAGCAGCAACACCTGTAGGAGCTACAACAACCGCATTTTTTAATGCCGGTATAATACGCTTAAGGAACGTTGTTTTTCCACTTCCTCCTTTACCGGTTATAAACAGCGGTTTTGGTGACTTACAAATAGACTTAATAGCCTTTCCCTGGGCGACATTACCTTCGGACATAACTGAACGAAGAACGCACTCCATGATTTTTTTGTCGTAACTTATAGCCATCTTTTTTCTGATTTTGTTATACAAAACAAAAGTATGAAAATAAAATAAAACCTAAAATATAAAATGAATTAATTAGGATTAAAAAGAAATAATAAGTTGGATAAGTTTCTTTGTAACAGACAGTAATGTAGTTTCGTATTGATACAGTTATGGCATAGTGGTGGCTAACGAGTGTTTCCGTCGATGTTCTACGAGATTATCGTTTCTCGGCTCTGTCGGCGACCACTAAGAACAGACCCTCTCTCAAGTACCAAACATTATAATGATGAATACTGAGATGAAGGATAAAGATAGGTATCATTATAGAATGATAGTTCTTCAAATGGTATATCCTTGAATACAGATTCACCATCCAATTCTTTATCATTACCTACTGTTGTATTGTGATTAGGTAATGATTGGATAGATATATCCATATTCTCTATCTTTTCCTTAAACTGTTCTGCCTTAACATACGTATAGATGTCTTCGCTTACCGATCCCACCGCTTTAGCCATCTCGCCGGCGAACTCGGCATACATATCCCGTACCTCATTAAAACCTGCCTTTTTGTCAGTAGCGGTATTGTTATAGGTTTTCATTCTCCTACTTACCCTACCGCAGACCCCGGCAACGGACGTCCCTACCTCAGCACAGCAGGCTTCCGCATCAGCCATGCCTGCCTTTACTGTGGCTACCTTCTCCTTACTCCACCCACTAACCTTGTCGTATGATTGTTTAAGACAGTTTAAGAACATGTCCATTCTTCGCTTCTTATCTTCTGCTATGATAGCGCGATAGTACTTCCTTATAATCTGGTTTTGTGTACTTCGCTCATATCCTTCCCAGAAGTCTTTGTGCGCTTCTTTAGCCATAGAAGAAGCCAATGACCTTGCTTCTTCTTCTTTTGTCTTTTTACGATCTATGCCAAGGATTTCGCCATCTTCTGAAACAACTTCTTCTGCGTTTAGGAAACGTAGGATATGAGTATTGTCTTTTAAGAAGAAATTGAAATCGTCTTTCTTACTCACTTTCTCTTTTTCTCCTTTCTCTATATCCTTCTCTCCAAAATACCATCTGTTTGTTGCTCCTTTTTTATACAAGGTCCAGGTATTTGCTATTTGCCAGAAAACGGCTCCGTGCCTATATACCGGAATCAGCTTACCTATTGGGTAGTTATGTTCGTTTGCTTCAATGTAAGCACGAGGATTATCTACGTATGTTATAAATTGTATGTTTTCGAACCTTTTTACGAGCTTGTCTTGTATTGCCATACCGACAATCTCTTTCGCTTTTGTTAGTCCTACATTCAAGTACAAGGCAATTGTTTTATTACTTATCGTCGAATCAATTAATCCATAATACGAGTGGCTTCCGTCTACGACTTCCGCCTGAGAGTTTGTCTCTCCACTGTTCAGTACAGACTCATTGTTTCTGACTAAATTAACAAACATCGCCTCTCTTATCCTGTCAAGGACTTTTTCATGGTTTGTTATTTCATTTTTCTTTATCTTAATTAAAATCCTATTCTTTGGAATATTCACTTTCCCGCATCCGAGAGTAAGTTGTACGCCATTAACACGATATCTTCTTGCAACGAACGTACTATCCGTCATACGGAACAGTTCGTCAAACATCGGATGTCCTGTTATGTTCTTGAACTTCGAATACCCGATTCCAAGTTTATGAAGAAGATCTTTCTGGTTTTTGAATCTTATTCTCGAATCCCGGCGGGAGATTTTTATCATACAGTATAAAGCATACAATTCCATGAACAGCGAATCATCTGACCACTGTTCCAAAAGTCTAAGACTTATGTTAATATTTCTACCTAATTGTAGCTTCATAATCTGTAACAAAAAAAAATCGGATGGATTTTTGGAGATATCCATCCGATTCATGTCTTTTTGCAGATAATCTCCAAAACCCCGTTACAGATGATGAAGAACAAGAATCAACAAAAAACAAGACACTTAATATTTTATATTCTTGTTTTTTATTTTATCTTATTTCTACATCTGTAACGTGCTACAAATGTAGAAACAAAATTCAAGAATCAAACAACAAGAACTTATTTTTTAATGTCACAGTGCAAATATCGGGACAAACCCTGAATCTATTGTCATAAAATACGTTAATTTTAAATTTATAAATCCTTAATCCTTATCTTTGTATCAAAACGATAATCTCATGAAAGAAAGTGATAATAAAGATGTTAGTAATAGGGCTTATAGGCTTTTAGTACCTTATTCCAATACGGTAGATATGGCTAAGAAGATACTTCTGTTTTATAACGGATACCTAATGGCCTCTGGTAATGAGAAGAATGTCATAGATGCGAGGCATTTAAATCTTCTTGCCTATTATTTTGTGTTTGGATATTCGTATGAGACCAAGAAGAAGTTTTCTCATTGTTTTAGTACCGATCTTCAATATGTATCGGTTTTGGATACGGAGATGAAGAAGCGTGGTATTTTGATTGACCGTGAAGGGAATTACAGGACAAGGTGTTTGTGCCCGGATATAGAGAACATGCGCCGTCTTTTTGTATTGGAGGGTTCAAGAGATCAATGTGCGTTGGTTTCTTTATTTTATAGAAAGAAAACTTTTGAATCCGATGCCGAAGAATGATTTCCCTATATCATTTGAGTCACATATTATAGATGATGTGATGGATAAGACTGGGGGCGTTTACGACCGAAACCAAATACGTGACGTTTTCAGAGCCAGTATTTCTTATGCCAATAACTTATGTACGTACACAGATAACGTGTCTGTATCGTTCCCGTATGTGGGTGATATGGTTTGTAACCTTCATGAGATGGAGAGGCGCAAACACAATCTTGAGCGTCTTAAATCCAAGGTAGAAAAATTATCTAAGTATCAGGAAAAAGAACTTCAGTGCCTTGATATTAAGATAAGGATGATAAAGGATGCTTATGACTCAGGTGAGATAAAAGGTGGGGATATGTTGATAAAACACAACAAATTATCTATCTTTAAATCTCGTAAGGGACATAGTTTTAGTGAAATACAAAATATTCAAGAACAGGAATTTAACAGATAAGTCATGAAAAAGATTTTGCAAGCGGAAGTTATATACGATGCTTTTATGGATACGATATTAAAAAAACTTCCAAGAAAAAAAGAAGATTATCCTGATTGGTACAAGGAACGTCTTGAAAAGTGTGAGGGATGTAAATTCAATACCAAGAACGTCCCTAACTCTATGCTTCCTCTTTCTTTATACGTAAGCAAGAAAATAGGTAAAAATCGTTGTTCGGTATGTACGTGCTTCATCAAGCAGAAGGCCTGGAGCAAGACAGAGGAATGTGCGCTTGGGGAGGGGCTTCCCCGTCCTTCGTGGATGGATCGTCAGTATTCTATTGATTTTTATGATGAGAAATCAAGATGGAATAGATTGGAACTTATCACAATGGATTCTGATGAGTTTAATGTTATTTCTACAGATGACAAGCAATATAACATTGACCTATCTAAAGACGGTAAATCATTTGAAATCATTTTTGAACCGGTAGAGAAAGGAAACAGTATAAAGTTTTCATTCGTTCTTGAGTCGAAGCATGATATGAAGATAACAGCATCAGAGACATCTTGTGGTTGTACGTCATCTAATTTGAATATCATAGACTCCCGTCACTTTAAGTTCAATATAGAGATACATACATCAGGATTTGGAATAGGAAGATTCGTAAAACATATGACCGTTCACTATCAAAAAGATGGGTCTCAAAAAGAGGAATCGATTCCGTTTAATTTTGAAGGTACTATAATTCAAAAAAGTTAAGTTATGGGCGGCTGTGGTAAAGCAAGGCATTTACAATGCGAGGATAAAAGGAAGTCCTTATTTTCTATGTTGCAGGCATCTTGTGACGATCTACCTGATTATTCTGCCGGAGACATTCTCTATGCTGTACTTAGATCTTTTGCAAAGAAAAGAGGATTGTCCGTTTCTTTTTTAAGGACGTTGACAGACGGCGAGCTTTTTGAAGTGGCTGATTATAATTTATCAATAGAGTTGATGGACGTTATTATTCATGATAAAAAGGTTCTTGACAATGAAGAAGATTGATTTTGATTCAGATATAAAACATCTTATTTCTTATTACAACCATCTACTGTCTGCGCAAGATAAGGTGGGAGAGGAGATGGAAGATCTAACTAAGGATATTATTAGGAAGAAGGATGAGGAAGACAACATAGAGTTGGAAGACTTTATTGATTTGGAAGAAAAGTCGTTTATGACCAACTTGTATCAACAAGAGATAATGAAAGTATCTTCTTCTGTTAAGACCGTCTACAGGTTATCTATTAACGCCGGTCATGATCTTAACATAGATGATGACAGCAAGAAGGTTCTTGACAGGATAGTAAACGACGGAGAATCAGATTTTATTATGTACGTTGACAATAATACTGATTCTGTTATGTTCAAGGAAGAATCTGTTGAGGAAGGAATAAAAAACATGTGTAAGTATCGTGTTGATCCATCTTCTCTTGAAGACAGGTTTAATATGCTTAAGTCTCAGTATGAGGCTTTTTTAAAAATTGTTAATAATGAAGGTAAGAAAGCCGACTAACGATGATGTCTCTTACGTAGATCGGAAACTTCTTGTGCTAAGGGATCAGATAGATAAGGCTGAACGTTATCTATCTGAAAACCCTTGGGATAAAATAGAAGATTCCGATAAGAGGGAGAAAGAATTTAGGTTTCAAAAGAGCTTGTCTGATAGCTTAATGCAATGGACTGAATCTTATATTAAGATGTGTGGGATAATGGATGTCTATAATCAGCTTGAGGCTGCCAAAAACAAGAAAAGCCTAAAAGGAGGACAAACAGTATCAGGTATTCAGTCTTTTGTTAAGAATGAAGCTAAGAACAAGCTCGATAAGTAGTTTTGTCATGAATTTTGATAGTAAAGAACTTTATATAAATATGGGTAACGATATCCCGTTATGGAATGACCTTTATTCTTATGAAGAGCAAGACGATGATGTCAAGCAATTCTGGGAGAATGAGGCTATGAAACTCCTTAACGGTGTTACCATAAATGGTGTATTTATCCATCCTTGGCTATACTGGCATATCAATTTCTGGAAGATGATGATTGACGTAGGAGATGATCGTATTCCTGGAAATTCTCAGCTTCGTGATAATGAATGGATGTTTGCCGAATTTCTAAAGCAGGCGGAAGAAGAGAATAAAGGAATATTCATGTTCGGGTGCCGTCGTTTTGGAAAAGCCCTTCTTGACTCTGAGATACTTTATCTTGAGGACCGGGAAAAGATGATAGGAAATATCGTTGTAGGGGATAAGATATATGACGATAAAGGTAATTTGGTAGAAGTCGTAGGTGTCTATCCTCAAGGGAAAGTAACTACATACAGAGTCGTATTCGAAGACGGTCGTAACGTTATTTGCTGCGGTAATCATCAATGGCGTGTCAATCATGGAGGAAAATGGCATGTTAGGAGTCTTAGAGCCATAGCTGGATTAGATTATAAGAGTATGTCTATTCCAGTAGGTGAGGCCCTGAACTACCCTACGGCAAAGCTGCCGGTTCCGCCGTCGGCCTACGCCTCGATGCTGGCGGCTTATCTCGGTGGCTATGGTGGGGATATGTTTTTTGATAAATACATTTGTAAGAAGTTTTTAAGATCGTCCATAGATCAAAAGAAAGATTTTATAGAAAACTTCATTCGTTCTTTCAGAAACGTAGTAACCGGAGAAGAAGAGCTTACGTTGTCTCATATTGATATGGATGTCATAAATTTTGTACAACGTATGTTTTGGGCTTCAGGTTGGTATGCTAAATTGGAGGGGAACAAACTTATACTATCAAGGAATCGTAAGGAATTAAAAATAAGATCCATATCGATATACGGAAAGGAGCATGCCACTTGTATAACCGTTGATAATGACTCTCATTTATTTTTGACCACCAATTACATCGTTACTCATAATACGGCTATAATGAGTTCGTTTTTGGCTCGTAATGCTACAATGACATACAATTTGACGCATAATGTTATTGGGTCAAGTAAAGAGGACCTTATGAGTCTTGGTGAGTATCTTGAGTTTGGTCTTGATAATATACATCCTTATCTAAGAATAAATAGAACAGGTAATGATTGGTTTAAAGAGGTTATTATGGGTACTAAGACGGTGAACAATATTCGTGACGTTCACGCTCGTATTCGTATTACCAATATTGATAGCGGTAAAGCCGGTGCCTCTCTTAAGACCGCATCTGGAACACCATATACATCTATTTATGATGAGGTAGGTAAATTTCCATTTTTAGCAGCATACCTACAAGGTCGTCCTGCCCATATGATGCACGGCAGAATGAGGGGGATGATGATATGCTCCGGTACGGGCGGCAACGTTGAAAAGTCTCAAGATGCTCAAAAAGTGATGAATAACCCTGCTGAATACGGGTTTATTGTCATGAATTATGATCTGCTTAATAAACGTTGTTTAAAACCAACTTGGCGTATTAGCCAATCTGGTTGTTTTGTTCCTGCTCAGATGTCTCATGCTTATGATAAGGAAACAACAACCTTAGATAAGTACCTTGGAATAGTGAAAGCTACAGGTCTTAAGAAAATAGATATTCAGGTATCAAAATTTGATGATAATACTAAGAAGATAAAATCTCGTCTTGATGAACTTGTCAAAAAGGATAGAGCTTTATACGTCCAGGAACGAATGGCATTCCCTTTGTCTATAGATGATTGTTTCCTTAATACGAACGTAAATAGGTTCCCTGTAGAAGATGCGTTGAAGCACAAAAGCCGTCTTCTTGAAGAAGGTAGGCCTGGTAAAACAGTGGATATTTATCAGATAGACGGCATGAAAATGGGGTATAATTTTAGTGATAAGCAGCTTGCTGATTATCCGTTTCAAGGTGGTAACATAGATTCTCCTGTTGTTATATATGAGGATCCACCAGAAGAAGGAGGTGTTTTTGATTACACTTATGTTTCATCGCTTGACCCCTATAAATCTGACAAGGCTGATACTGATTCTGTTGGTTCGTTTTATGTACTTAAAAGATATGTAAAAATCAACGATCCATTTGCTTATTGTATAGTAGCATCATACGCATCACGTCCTCCATCTTCCGATGATTTTTGTAGGAATTGTGAAATACTTCAAGAAGCGTATGGGGCCAAGTGTCTTATGGAGAATGCCGACCGAATGTATGAATTTTATCTTACGAGACGAAATAAGCAGCTTATGTTGCTGGAAGATGGCGAACTTCTTGCCGGTAAGATTATTCGTGCTGGCGCCCGTCAGAACAATAAGCTCGGTTTGGCTCCTACGGTTCCCAATCAGCGTATGCTTTTCAATACCGTTATTCAATATTGTTGGGAGGATGTTGTTGTTGGGTATGATGATGATGGTAATGAAATAACACAGAAAGGTATTTACCGTATCCCTGATATAGAACTTCTTGATGAGATCATAGCCTTCGGCCCTGGGGTCAACACCGACCGTATCATAGCCTTCGGCCACGCTCTTCTTCTGGCTAAGTATTATGATGATATGGGTTACATGCCTGAAAGTACGACTCAGAAGGAGAATCAAAAGAAGAGAGAGCGCAAGAAGATAGAACAGGTCAAAGGATTTACGGTAAGAAGACATAACCCTTACAAAATGAGATAGGTAGAACAATTTACCTATCTTTGTGAAAAAACATATAGCTCATGGAGTATTTCAATAGAGATCAGGCTTTTCCGGCCAGAGGAGTATTTTCAGGTTTGCCGGTGCAGGCGATACCTACCAAGAGAAAAACCAGGGAGTGGTTTAAAGCCACTATGGATTCTCTTGAATTGATTGGTTTGAAGCAGCTTGATGAGAACCAAAAGTTCAAGGATTTTTATAGGATGATGGAAGGCAAGCTGTCATTTATGGAGCTGAAAGATGTAATTCCTTATCTTAAGGATGTTCAGTCTATAAGGGACAATGTAAATATTCCATCATTCTTACGTCATTATGATATAATAGGTACGATCGTAAACGCTTTTGTAGGATGGTTGGGAAATCTTTCTGACAAGTATAATGTAGTTGGATTGGACGAATCTGAAGTGAATCAGTATTCTGCCACGAAGGAGAATCTTCTTTATAATTACATTAGAGAGGAATTGGACAGAAGGGTTAGGCAAGAGTTATTAAATAGAGGATTGGATCCGGATTATAATAATTTTGCCAGCGAAGAAGAAAAGCAGGCTTATGCTCAGCAGATACAAGAGGTGAAAGCATCTATGACCCCTCCTGAGATAGAGAACTTCATGAATACAAAATGGAAGACTGCCGAGGTTATATGGGGTTCTCATACGCTTGAAGCAGACAGGGGGCGTTTTTACATGGATGAGATAGATACTGAGAATTTCATTGACTATCTTCTTACTGGTCGTTGCTTTAGAAATTACCATGTAGGATACGACTATTATAAGCCGGAGAGGTGGTCTCCGTTGAATACGTTTTATTCTAAGACATTAGATAGCAAGTATCCTCAATATGGGGATTATATTGGTCGTGTTCATTATTATACTGCCAATGATATTATAGTAAGGTGGGGGCATCTTCTTACGGCAAAAGACAAGCAAAAGCTTATAGGAGGTGCTGATAATTTCAATGGCACTTATAACAATGGTGATAATGGGAGCTATGTAAGTTTATCCAAATCGGCGAGTGTAGGGATGTTATATCAGAATAAGGTAATACCTTGGAAAGGATATAATGATTATGCTTCTATAAAAGCTTATGAGGATTATTACGGTATTCCAGCCGGCACATATACCGGATACGATAGTAATGGCAACGAATATCACAGAACCAGATTTATGCCAAATTTAGAGCATGGTAATTATTATAACCGCGCCCAGAGTTTGAGCGACGAGCATGTTCGTAGTGATTTGTATCAGGTTACTGAATCATATTGGGTATCCCCGGCTCAGGTGTATGTAATTACCTACCAAACTGAAACCGGATTAGTAACTACCGAAATGGTAACCGACGAGCTTCTTCAAGACTTTTTACAGGAAAATGGTATTAAGAAAATTACCAGGACCATGAGTAAGGGCATGGAGAACCCGGAGATTAATACCTATTTTGTAGATTACGTTCCACAGGTAAGGTACGGAGTTAAAATCAGTGGAGGTGCTCTCGCTCAGGACAACCTGTATCTGGATGGAGAACCTATCGATCATCAGATAAAAGGTGATAGCAACATCTATGACTTTGTCCTACCCGTTGCAGGATATATCGGTACTTCTATGGCGAACAGGATTCAGCCATATCAAATATTTTATAATTTCTCCATAAATCAGATAAATAATATTCTTGAAAAGGAGATCGGTAAATTCTTCTTAGGGGATATAAATCTGGTTCCAAGTGAATACAAGGATTTGGGTGAAGATGTGGCTGATATATGGGCTAATCTTCTTGATGTAGCTAAGTCTGTAGGTGCTTTGACATTAGATACCTCATCTCAAAACACGAAAGGCGGTGTTCCATTCAACCAGTTTGCCGTATATGATTTGTCGCAGACAGAGCAGCTTAAAACAAGAATGGAGCTTGCTGAATGGTCGAGGATGAAGTGCTTTGAAATGGTTGGTATCACGCCTCAAGTAATTAACGGTCCCAATAGGTATGAGACTGCCACCGGGGTTCAGCAGGGCGTTACGGCATCTATGTTACAAACACAGATATACTTTGATAACTTTGGTTACTTCAAGAAACGCGCTTTGGATCTTCATTTGGCTGTTGCTCAACAATGTCAGGAAGAAGGAAAGGATATTTCTGTAATGTACACAAAAAGTGACCTTACCAGAGCATTCTTATCTATAGGAACCGACGGTCTTAGTCTAAGGCATCTTGGTGTTCAGGCATTATCTAATTCCAAGAAAAGGGATGAGCTTGAGAAATTTAAAACTTTCATGTTACAGCTAAATACAGCCGGAGGCGATATTTACGATCTTGCATCTATCTTCACATCAGATTCTATGGTGGAACTTATACAGAATGCAAGGAATACTCGGGCATACAACGAGCGTCAGATGCAGCAGCAACAACAGAATCAGATGCAGCTTAACCAGCAACAGATACAAGCTGAAGCTGCTGAGAAGGATAAGCAACGTCAGCATGAACTTGCTTTGGAAGACAAGAAAGGTCAATACAGGATACTTCAAGAGAAGATCCAGGCGGCAGGCAGGGCGGCAGACGCCAAGAGCGACGCCACCTCCCTCAACTTCCTGGCTTCTGTTTCAGATCAGACCGTAAGGCAAGCTGATATAGAAAGCAAGGAAAGGATAGAGGATAAGAAAATTGAAAACGATTCCAAACTTCATGATGATGAAATGAGAATGAAAATGGAAGAGTTAAAATTAAAATCCAAAGAGCTTGCTCAACGAGCGAGGGAAGATGCCACCAAAAGGTATGTAGCCGGAATCAATAAGAATTAAAAATTAAATATCCCCAAATTTCATTAGAAAATCTCTAATAAAATTTGGGGATATTTAATTTTTAGTGAAGATTAAACACTTATAAGTTTTTTATCTGAAATATAGGTATTTAAATATTTTTGCAGTATGGGAAAATTAGAAAAAAATGGAATAGTAGAATTGGACGATATTTTTAGTATCGGTCCGGTTGATGATGTTTATAATAGGGAAGAAGATATTCTGCCTATTAATGGTAATGAACCGGCTAAAAAAGATGAGAAGCCTGTAGAAGAAGGTTCTCAAATTAAAGAAGAGCCGGTTGTTGATCCTACTCCTGATCCTAAAGAGGATAAAAAAGGAGAAGAGAATGTAGTTGATGTTAATCAGGATCAGGTAGAGACTCCGGTTGTCAATTACAGAAAAGTATTGGATGCCCTTTCTTCAAGGGGAATCATTCCCGATTTGAAAGATGTGGTATTTAGCGGTGAAAACGGCGAAGAGATTACTATCAATGATCTTGATTTTAGTAAAGAAGATTCGTTGTGTGACATATTATCCACAGTCCTTGAAAGTCAGAAAGAGGACATTGTTAAGGATAAGATAGATGTTACCTCTGTTTCTGATATTACTAAGAAGCTTATCCAGGCTGATAAGGCCGGCGCGAATATCGTTGATATTCTTAAGCAATATGATACGAATGTCGCTCCTATAGAAAAGCTTGACATTGAAAACAAAGCAGATCAGATTAAGATCGTTCGCCATTATGTTGATCTTCTTGGGTTGCCTAAAGATGAAGCTGATGAGTTTTTCAAAGGCATTATCAATAAAGGAGAAGAGTATGTTGAGGCAAAGGCTATAAAGTATAAAGCTGAGCTTGATAAGAGAATGGATGATATTATCCAGCAACGTACTAAAGAGGCTGCCGAAAAGAAGGCGAAGGATGCAGAAGATTTTAGAAGGTATAAGAAAGACCTTAAGTCTTCTATCCAGGCAAAGTATCAGCTAAATGACACTATGGTATCTAAAGCTCTTGATTTCGCCCTAAAACCTTCTGAATCGAATCCCGGAATTACCAAAGCATTTAATAGGGTAAGGGAGATGATGATGAATCCGGAAGAAGCGCCAGATTTGATTATGTTTCTTATGAACCCAGGAGAGTTCATAAAACAGAAGTCGAATCAAGCTGTAGTTGATGAGAAAAAGAAAATTTATAAGCTCATCAGCCATACAAATAAAGACAAGAGGGTGGCTCCGGTAGATGATAAAGGTGATCAAGTTCAAGGTGTGAAGTTCGATGAAATCAGTATAGATTAAAAATTAAAACATTTTTTCGTTCATGGCTAATGTACTTTTAACAAAAAATTTCCCGGCCACCATGAATGGTGACACGGTGATTGGATATACCGACGCTAAAGTCGTTAAGCAAAGTATCGTAGAACACGATCTTAGCTCTTTAGAAGATTGGTACTACGAAGATCCGGATAAGAACCATCTGGGTATGCTTGAGTTGTTTTCTAACATTACAAACTATCCTCTGCCTATGTATATGGGTATGATCAAACAGGATGCTACTATTACCGTAAATGGTATCAATGGTTCATTCCGTTATGATCTTCCGGTATCAGAAACGTATGAGGTGGTTACAGTAGAAGACACGTCTTTGAAATATGCAAAACCTGGTATTGATGAAAGCTTCTTCGAAATTGTGTTGAATGCACAATTTAAACAAGGAGATGTTATTACTTACGATGTGATTAACGGTTGCCAGGCTCTTATCTCTACAGAGCGTCCTCCTAAACAAGAAGGTGAAAACTGGAGATACTGGTGTAAGCTGTGGGGCCGTTCTCGTGCTAAATACTTCCCGAAAGACATGCTTCGCGCCGGTATTAAATACTGGAAGGTAACAAACGTTCTTGGTGAGTTCTCTACTCAGTTCTCTGGTGTAGGAGGTGCTTCTAAGGCCGGTTCTATGACTTGTGAATTTACGCTTGGTGGACACCGTGGTGTTGAAGGTGAAACGACTATGTACGCTGGTATTAAGTCTTTGGCTTATGCGGACGAACGTACACAGAATTTCATCGACAAGGCTTACCAGAAAGTTCGTCAGCTTTCTGAAATCAGAGGAGGTGATGCAAGTTATGCTATCATCGGTTCTCGTCTTGGTGACGGAAGCATTGATATGCGTACAGCACGTGTGGCTAATACAGTGTCTTTGTTCTGCTTGGCTGAATTGGCTAAGATGGAAGCATACGAACTTATGTTCATGCGTGGAGGTAGAGTCAAGGGTCATAATGGTGTTTTGATGAAAAACGAAGGTTTGTACCATCAACTTCGCCGTGGTTTCGTTATCTCATATGCACGTCCGGGCGGTATCAAGCGTGAACACTTCCTGGCTGCTGCTGACTATATTTTCCGTGGTCGTAGCGATATGCCGATTGAAAATCGTGTAATGAAATTCAAGGTAGGTGCTATGGCTTACAAGAATATCGTTGAAATCTTCCGTGATGAGTTCTTCTCTCAATTAGGTGCTTTGGCTCCGCTTATGGGTACAGAACGTATCATCAATAACCCGGTAACAGGATCAAACGATGCTCTTGAATTAGGAACTGTAAAGATCAAGGGTGTTACTATTCCGGGTATTGGTAAGGTCATTGTAGAACACGAACCTTCTTTGGATTACGTTGATATGGTAGATAGAAGCCAGTTGGTAGACGGTATGACTCCTATCACATCATATTCATGTATTATGGAAGACTTGACTGCTCCTGAATATTCCAATGCATTCGCCGGTATTCCTGCTTCAGCCGAAGCTCGTATTGGTAATATCAACAGCAACGTATTCTACGTTAAGCCTGATATTGGTTCTATGTGGTGGGGTTACGAACAAGGTAGATGGTCATCCAGAGTATCGGCTCAAGAAATTGTATCCAGCCATCCTCGTATGTCAGAACAATTCTGGTGCCATTCTGTATCGGCTTGTTGGGTAAAAGATACCAGCCGGTTCGTAACAATTGAATTGTTACCAAGCTCTTTGTAATCATAACTTTTAATATTAACTTGCGGTCGGCTTTAAAACCGGCCGCAAATTTTGTTTCTAACATAGTCTTTTCATATATGAAAAGACGTAGGGTATATAAAAAAATGGGAAAAAAGATTTTTGAAGAAAGCCATGAGTCTAAGAAACTGCTGGCTACCGTAGGAGGAATGAAGATATATTCCGACTCTATTTATGTTATAACAGGTAAGATGGATGAAGAAGCTCCTTCCGGATATCAGGAAAGAGGTATTTCCAAGACTCCTTTCCCTGGGAACAAGACAGTATCTTGTTGTGGATGGGATAAGGATCTTAGGGTGTATGATACCGGTTTCTTCATCAATTCAGCATGTTATAAAGGTTACTCACTTGAAGACAAGAAGAATGAAATGGATATGCGTATTAAGAATATTCGGTATCCGTTTGAAGAAACTGTCAATGAGGACCTGGACCAAAAGAATTTCGATTTCTGGGATTCTTACAGAATTGACTTGTATGATGGTCGTTTGTTCTACACTAATGACGTTCGTGATTTATTTGAGCTGTATATAGCTATTTTGTCCAAGTCTCTTACTCCTAAAGAGGAAGATGGTAATCCGATGTATGTCGAATCTTATTATTGTGTAGAAGACAAGACTACAGCCGTAGATATCAGGAAACAACGTCAGATCGACAAGGCTGATATTTTATATGAGTTCATGAACAAACTGAAAGGGTCTGAGGCTGAAAGGAAAAGCATCTATGATCTGCTTTTGTATCTTGACATCATATACAGCGTAGAGCTTGATCAGAGCATGGTTCAATACATATTCACTAATTGGATTGACGCCAAGAATACGAACGTTGACATGTATAAAGAAGCAAGCTCAAGGTTCTTATCTGACGACGAATCTTCCGAAGGGATGCAGGTGATTAAATTCCATCGTATGATCAAGGAAATGATTGAGGGCCTGGCTGTCACCGTCAACACCGACGGACTGTATCTGAATGGCGAGCTCCTGGGCGCCGACGCCATCTCTGCATCTATGGCTCTTGCTTCCAATAAGTCGATGTTAGAAACTAAGTCACGTGTCCTGGAAGCGTATAACGCTTTAAAGAACAAGCATAAAAAAATAGAAGGCACTAAGTCTGACAAGAAGAAAAAGGAAGATGAGAAAGGTTTCGATGTTGATCAATACGCTAACAAAAAAGAATAATTTATGAAGATTGTTGATTGTTATCTCCGGGCCTTACAGAAGGCTGAAGAAAACATGACCAACGGTGGTATAAAACTTGACAAGGCACGTTTTGTTCAGCTTTTTAATGACGAACAAAACCGCCTTGTTCGTTATATCCTTGATAAGAAAAATGAAGAGGATATACGTTATATCCAAAAGTTGGTTGTGTATTCGAAAGAACTTGACGAGAGAGGAGATAAAGATAATCCGGAAAGCACTTTATTTTCATTGCCTTCTGATTTCTTCTCTTTTTCAAACATATCAGGCGTATTTACCAAAGGTGAATGCACGGTCACTGATTTTACCATGTGGGAGGCTAAGAACGAAAACCCGCATGAACTTCTTGCCGACTCTTTTAACAAACCTGATTTTGATTTTAGGGAAACATTCTATACAATAGGCGAAGATTCGGTAAGGGTGTATAAGTCTGGTTTTGATGTAGACACCGTTTACCTTACATATTACCGCTATCCGAAGGAAGTTGACATCGAAGGATATATTAAATCAGATGGTTCTAATTCAACCGATATAGATCCTGAATTAGATGATAAATTAATTGGTATTATCCTTAACATGATTGAAAAACAATTTGCTTTGAATGAAAGCGAATACGGACGTTATCAAATAGATTCAAACAACGTCCAATCTCCTTTGTAGCAGAAGAAAGGCATATCCTAAATTAAAGATTATCAAAAAGCATTAAGAATTAATTAATTCATAATGCTTTTTGTTGCTTATATGACTATCACTATTTTTGAGACAGATAACAGAATATTAATTTTTAAAATATTATAAGGCTATGGCTATCCATAAACCGTATGACAGACACATTATCTGTCCTCCGCACGCTAAGTTGGCGGACGTAGATTCTTTGTTGCTTCAAGAAGGTCAGATCGCTATCTATGATTTGGATGGTGAGCAGACTAAAGATGGTTTGAAAGCGTTGAAAGACTTGAAAGGATATCGTAAGGACGAACAACGTTTCCAGATCAGGATCGGACGTAATGAGATGGTGAACGACCGTGTATCTGATGATAAATCATTCTCTACACCTACGTTTGCTATTGATGAAATTATAGAAGTGTATGCTTCTGCTCCGAAGAGCAAAGAAATTAAAGTAGATGAAGTTATTTTCGGTTATAACGGAATTGACGACAGTACAGCTATTACAGCAAGAAAAGGTGATCGTATCCCTATCCATATTAAGTTGACAGGCCGTTTGTTCGAGCTTCGTGGTTATCCGATGGGTGAGGTGAATATTGATGATTACATCATTTTCGAAAACTGTCCGGGTCGTGAGGATATGTGCTCAGAATGTGATCCTTGCGAAGATGTTGATATTTTGGCTGCTATTCTGAAAACAATCGAACGTATCAAGAATCAGCCGATTGCAGGTGGTGGCAAGGTAGGTGATTTTGTAGAAATCCATCCTATCCATTCTTGCAGTGAAATGGAAAAAACTCCGGTGGAAACCGACATGAATTTCTATTGCATGGAAATGTGTGATACCGGTGATGCTTATGCCCTGGCTCAGCTTAAGGCTGCTTATCCTGGTTTGGATATCAAGAGAGTAGGACGTCATCTTTCTACATCTAAATATCAGGTGATGAAAGAAGGTGGTAAACCTTCTGATTATACTCAAAAGTTGTCTTCTATCATGAAAGGCTGCGAAGAGTGTCCTGATGGATATACTAAGGTAGACGGCGGTTTGATTTATGCCGTAACGTTAGAGGATGATGGTGTTGATCAGTCTACTGTAGTAGAAAGCATTAAGAATGCCGTTAGTAGCACTGCCAAGAAAGCAGCAGCCCAGGATGGCGGCGTAGGTATGTACACTGTGGCCGTAAGCAAGAAACTGACGAAGGCTGATATCGATGCATTTGTAGAAACCAATCCGACTGCCACAGTAACGTTCGTTGCTAAAACAGCAGATATGTGTAGCAATCCTACTGTTACTACCGTTAGCTGGGAAGCATGTGGTTCTTGTAAGATTTCGAAAGAAGCTTATGAAATCACGTTGCCGGATGATGAATGTGGTAACAGTGCTAAAGAAGAATTGCAGGCAGCATTCCCGTATCTGACAATCGAAGATTACGGTACACCTGGTGGATGTCAACACAAATTCAAAACAACGGTCGTTACTAACATGGTTTGCGACGAATGCGATAAAATTTTCAAAGACTTCTTCGTATCTAAAGCTCCCGAATCTTATCGTGGACGTAACTGGAAACGTTTGGGTGCCGTAGCAGGAGATCAGTCCATTATCGCCGATCCGATTCCTAAGAACTGCAAATGCGGTATCTTGTTCCGTGGTATTGACTACATGATTTCTCCGTCCGACTGTTTGATTGACCGTCTGACATTCCAAGAAGGATCTGTTCGTATTGCTGTAAATGGCGGTTATCCGGATGAACAGCGCGAGGCTATCAGCACGTACTTCAACCCGATCCATACCGAATACAAACAGCACTGGGCTCCGCGTACTCACCTCGGCGCTGAATTGCTGGATAAGGAACGCGAACAACGTATGTTCTTCGACTTCCGTAAGACTCACCAAGAACTTATGGAACGGATGTTTACCAACGAAGAAACCCGCTTAGACCTGTTGGCTCCGTATGCTGATTATTCAGTAACGTTGAAGCCGGCACGTTACTCTAACGGTTTCGGTAGGGTAATTGATGATCATATTACAGTACACTTCCATGTACCGTATGGTGCTCACGAAGGTATTCAAGACCTTATGGACTTGTTAGCTGCTTCGGCAAATATCAAGCCCTGCAAGATTTGATTTTCCTTTTTTCTATATATCCCAAGGGGGAGGAGGCTGGTCCTCCATCCCCTTTTTTGTAATAAAACAATTTGAAATAAGTTAGTTTCATATGAACGGCGTGGATTCTTTAGTCGGTGCCTTAGGTAGGGGCATTGATAAAATAACCAACATAGTTGGAAAATGGGGTTCCTCCCAACCGGTAGATGACAGCAAATCCGGTATAAAAATAGGGGACAAAATCTACCAAGTGGTTGTGTCCTTAAATGGCTGTTATTGGTATCTTGACGAAGAAGGCAAGAAGCATCCTGTTTCTGGTATTCCGGCCACAACCGAATGGGAGTGGATTAACATAGCTGAGAAGGTTATCAAAGATTTCAAAACCTGTTACCGTACACCTGGTGGAAAGGTTGAAGTATGGAGTTGGTATCTTCTTAACGATCAGATGGATGTTCTTAAAGAAACCCATAGAATTACCGACAGTACCGACATGGATAATCCGGTAGGTAAGGTTCTTACTAAAATACCGGACGAGTGGGTTATGATCGACTGCGATCTTCCTGATATGACAGAACGCGACATTACGTTCGTCAACAGATGTTATAAAACTCCGGATGGTAAGGTTGAAATAGAAGGATTGGAAGCCATAGATGATAAGATAAATATCAGGGAATCTATTTATACCGTTATTCAATCGACGGACGATAATTTCCCTGCCGGCCATGTTTTTAAACTAATTCCAGAGAATTGGGTTCGAATGGTTTGTGACTTTCCTGATATGACAGAACGAGACGTAACTTACGTTCTTGAATGTTACACTACTAAAAAAGGAAAAGTGCAAGTAGAAGGTTTGGTAGCCATAGATAATATTCTTGGAGCCAGGGAAGAGGTTTATACCGTTCTTCAGTCAACCGATCCTGATATTAAGGTAGGAACCGTGCTGGATTCCATTCCCGAAGATTGGGTGAGGATGGTCTGTGATTTTCCTGACATGACGGACCGGGAAATTGTTGAAGTAGACGAATGTTATAAGACTGATGGTGGTAAGGTCAATATAAAAGGTTATCAATCTATTGATGCTGTTCTTGGTGTAAGGGAACAGTATTATTATATTGTTAAGACAACGGACGCCGCTTATCCTCAGTGGACGAGAATAGATAAGATACCTAACGAATGGACGAAAACCGAATGCGACTTCCCTGATCTTACGGAAAGACATATTATGTCCGTAGATGAATGTTATACTACTCCTGGTGGTAAAATACATCTTGGTGGATACAGGTCGGTAGATAGCATAATAGGTGTCCGGGACGAGTATCTTATTGTTTTAGAAACTACCGACCCTGATATACAAAGAGGCGCCACATTCAGCAAAATACAAGAAGGATGGCAGCGTATTGTTTGTGATTTCCCTGATGCTACTACATCCGATACAGAAATAGTAGAAAACTGTTATAAGACGGAAAAGGGCAAGGTTCAGATCCGAACATACATAACAATGGACGGATACGGAAATACGAGGGAATTAAGACATATGGTTCTTAAAACAACCGATCCTGATTACAATATCGGATCCAATATCGATCAGATACCGGTAGGGTGGTTAAGTATCGAGTGTGATTTTGCGTCAGCTACACAGCGTCATATAAGACAGGTGAAAAACTGCTACGTTTCTGATGCAGGGAGCATTTACGTTGAGGGAGAAATTGTTTACGACAATGACCTTGACGTGGACAAGATGGCGCTGACGGTCATGGAAAGCACTGACCCAGCGATAGCCGTAGGGACGGAGCTGGCTGCCATTCCCTCTGGCTATGTGAAAACAGTTTGTAGATGTAATTGTTGCAACCACTAAATCTTATTGTCATGAGCTGTAACGAATATTTTTTAGTAACACTGGAGTCTAAACCGACTCCAGTCCGTCATAAATACACGAATTTAACAGACGAATGGTATGGGCCTGATGGTGTTAAGTACGAAGATCCTGATACGATAGCCAAAATCGAAGAACAAGCTACAGATAAGAATCGTATAGGGGATAACACTTTATATCAGAAACTTATTGAAATACATTCTCAAGGAGAGTCAATAAAATCAGACATCGGAGACATAGGTAAGGTATTAGATTACATAAATGGGGAGGAAGTGTAATGGGAACCATATCAGATAAGTTAATGAGGATCATCAGCACCAAGGAGGATATAAGGCAAGCCCTTATATCCAAAGGGTATGATGTACCTACTTCCATACCTTTTAAAGAGTATGCGAAAATGATATTAGACCTGCCATGTAAAGCAGATTCCTTCCCAGATATAGAAGGTATCGTAGCCAGATATTCCGCTTCCGGTCTCACTAATGAGCAGATGGCTGCCAATCCCGTATGGGTTGATAAGACGGGCAATGGACACGATCTACAGTTGAAAAACTTCTCTTGGAAGGGGATGTCCGGAATTGGCGGGTATGTTGCAGACATAGATGAGTGGGGCACAAATTCAACGGCGGCTTATTTTGAAAGAAACAGCATTAAAATAACAGCAACATTTAAAGAAAATGCCTCATTGGGTTTATTGTACCATAATATAAAATTACGTCAATCTTGCGTTTTAAAAGTAACAGGCATACCAGAAGGTTGCGATGCTTTTTTGGATGATCGATTGGGCAATCGTTTTTACATGTCAGAAGATGGTGTGTATGAAATAATTCCGTCTAACTTTTTGGCAGAAGCTCTCTATTTATCTATAGAAAAATATCCTGAAAGATGGTATGGATCTAAACTTACCATCGAACAACTTCCCCTCTACCCTGGTGCACTCGTTTTTGACGGAGTAGATGATTACGGTACCTGTGATAACTTCCCTATTCTGACTAAGGAAAAGGGATATACGGTTGTGGCGTTGAGACAGTGGATTACAAGGGGTGAAATAGCCCAAGGATTAGTATCTAATGTAAAGAATTGGCTCAAGGATGGTGCCTTCTTGTTAGAATATAGAAATATACAAGCCGAGCATCTTAATAAGCCTATATCTTTTGGAGCAATAGGGAGTGAAAATGATTTACCACACATCCTTACTTATCAGACATCTAAAAGTTATAATGGTGTTTCGATTACAACTGGTAATTTTGAAGGAACAGATGTGCTACATGTTGGGAAATTAGCTCCAACTAATGTAGGAACTTGTATTAACGCTGCTATCTGGGAACTTGTATTTCTCGACCACGATGCCACCGAAGAAGAACTGACCAAGATCAAAGACTACTTCGTCAAAACCTATCCCTGGCTCTTCCCCGACCAAGCATGGACAGTGGTAGGCAAAACCAACGAGGACGAAGATCGTGCTACTATTGCCAACATTACGGGCAATGGTAATGATCTTGTACTGTCGAATTTTGCATTTAGTGGGAATAGTGGGTATGGGGAATACGCTTACAATTTCAGTGATACATCTTGGATAAGCATTCCAGATTATGGAGTCATATCGGATAAAACCAGCAAAAGTTTTAATATAAAATCTTTTGTTTTAGCTGATTATCCTGTACTGTACACTGCTGTAAATAAAGATTCATCAATTAAAAAAGTAAAAATAAAAGTAACTAATTCTATTCCTGGATTTTATTTCGGAAATAAGCCAGCTAATCAAATAATTGATTTGAGTACAGATGGAATTTATGAAATACCATCTTATAATTCTCCTAATGATGTTACTCAATATGGTTTTAGATGCTCTAATGTAAATGATTCCTGTAATATTACCATAGAGCAAATCCCCGAATACGAAGGCTACCTGGTTACTGATGGGGTGGATGATAAGATAACTTCGTCAGCTTTTGAAATGGGTAAGGATTTTACGGTTGTTGGGGAATGGAGGTTTATAATTGATGAAAGAAAGGTTGCAGGCTTAATAAAGCCTCCATCTTTCTATTTGTTTAATGAAAATAATGGATTGAAGTTATTTATAAATAACACAGAAAAAAGTTCATCTTTAAACACTAAATCTTTAAAGGCTATTTGTTCAGATGGACGTGTATATTTTGATGATTGGTCGGAAATGCTACTTAGTGAAGAACAACCTATCACAAGTAGTAGTAAGGATTTGTCAATCGGTTATAACAGTACAATATATACTCAAATGGCTTTTAAGAACTTAGGCATCTACAACGATCAACTCCTCTCTAAAGACGACTGTATCAAAGCATATAACTATTTACAAACTTTAAAAGCAAAATAATATGAAGAAGTACAAAGTTTTATTCTGTGATCTGGATGATACGTTAATTGAGACATTAAGTGGCAAAACATTTCCTAAAGGAATTTGGGATATGAAAATCAAATTTGATGTTTTGGATGCAATTAAGCAGTTTTCTCCTGAGTATGTTTTAATTGTAAGTAATCAAGGGGGAATTGAAGCTGGTTTTGTGGATCATCAAAGATTTCAATCTAAAATAGAATATGTATCACAATGCGTAAAAGAATATTGCGGAGTAAAATGCTATTCGGAATATTGCACCACGAATGATAAGAATGATTTGTATAGAAAACCAAACGTAGGAATGCTTAATCATCTTTGTGAAAACTATGTTGGCGATGATTTTAATTACATAAAATCTGTTACACTTATGATAGGTGACGCAAGTGGACTTGAAGGACAGTTTTCTGATAGTGATAAAAGAACCGCAGAAAATTTCGGGATTGACTATCTTGATGTAAATGAATTTGTTAATTTGTATAATAAAAAGAAATAAAAATAGATGAAATACGCGATAGTAGATTTATTGTGGGCAAAATCACATGGTATTGAAATACTGCCCGAAATGAGAACAAGTATAGATCAGAGTAAAGTTATTCTACATGAAGAAATGTTAGTACCTTTCGAAGATGAATCATTTTCAAGAATTTAGGTATCTATGATAATCAGATCCTCTCCAAAGACGAATGTATCAAAGCATACAACTATTTACAAACTATAAAATCGAAATAATATGAAATTCATTATCATACCAAAAGAAGTATATAATTCCGTATCTGAAGAAAAGAGACGTGAATTAGGAATAGGCAGCCCAAGAGCGAGCGTAGATGGCTCTAAAGTTATTTTACATGTAGAACATTATGACCTTCTATTTAAGTCTTTAGACACGCAGGCTGATGACGAACCTCAATATCCGTATCCGGTATATGACAGCCCTTCTTCTGAGTTTGAATCTGTTCTTTCATCTAAAGAATGGGTGTCTGATGTTAATGACGAGCGTCTTTGATCTTGTTATGGTTGGGGTAATTACTATATTTGTAAAAAGTTGAATAATTAAAGCGTGTGGTAGCGTTATCTACCATATAATCATCATGTTTCAGATAATAATCGGATGCGTTTTGGCTAATATCCTTACGATAGCAATCATCGGTTTAGCCCTGTATTTAGTGTATCGTAAAAACGAAGACCGTTTAAAGGCTTTGGATTCTAAGATCGATCAGAAGGTTGAGGACGTAAAAAATAAGGTTGGCGCGGTGATGGACATCGTAGACCAGATCAAGAAGTTGTTGGATAAAATTAACAAGAAATAAAAAATGGCAGAAGTAGGTTATAACAGTAAATTCGAAGGTCAGGAGGTTGATTCCAGACTTGAGAATGTGGTGCAGGCTGCTCCTGGAACAGGTTCGGAGTCGGGCAAGGGAGGCCTCATTCCGGCTCCCCCTGCCGGAAGTCAAGATGGTAGCAAGACTCTTCTTAGTAACATGACATGGGGCGATTATGTAAACAAGAAGTATATAGATGATGCTGTATCGGCAGCAGGGTGGAAGAAGCAGATTGTTAGCAAACTTCCTACTGTTGAAGAGGCGAAGGATAATGTCATGTATCTTGTAAAAGATGATGTGGCATCTACAGAAACCAAAAACGTGTATAACGAATATATTTTGGTTACTGAAGAAAGTGGTGGTAAGGTGCTTGAATCTCTTGGTATGGTAAGTACCGGAGTAGATTCGAATTATCTTGATCTATCTATGTTTTCAGGTAATTCAGGAACACTTGATGAAGGTTCGTTTGCAAAAGTTTTGGATGCATACAATAATAATATCACATTAGGTAAGTTAGCTGGTGATTATTATTATTTGAATTATTTTTTAGAAGGTAATGATTTTGAAAATAATTTTAAATTAAAAATAGTATTTGCCTCATTTGCTAATGCCGACTCAGCGGTAGGCGCATCTGAATATGATATACAAATTCAGGTGGGGACTTTTGTTGTTATTCAAGATAAGACATATGAGGTTATGAACAATATGGTTCAGTTGTCTAATACGATATTGTCTTATTTGAATTTTATGGCTATGCCCCCTAAGGTTGTTACAACATTGGCAAATTTACCAAAAGGTGCTCATAATATCATAGCCAACGTCGCTTCTGCTACGAATCTGTCTATGACCGTATCTTCTGAGTATGTTGGGAGGGAATGGCAGGTGCGGGTCAACAACACCACCGGCACAGACATCACGCAGCCGCTTCCTACCTCTGGCCAGTTCCAGAGCATGTCAGGCGATAGCGTAGTAGTACCTAAAAACAGTTTTATAGAATTAAGTATCTGGTATATCAATGATAAGTTGGTTATCAGAGTGGGTGAACAAGCTTAATAGAAAGGATAGAGTATGCTTTATGTAAATAAAAACGTAAAAGGTTTTTACTGGGAAGGATACGAGTTGGATTCCTCTTCTTACGAAGTAGGGTATTCTTACCAAGATTTCTTAGATGGTAAATGGGTTCAACTTGACTCCGATCAAGAAAAATTCCATCAAGACAATCCTGATGCGAGTGTGAAAGAAGTTATTGCCATGCAGCTTGACCCGGAGCCTCCTGGACCAACTGAAGAGGAGTTGCTTGCCAAGGCTAAGGATAAGAAAGTTTCTGAGGCCAGGGAATATGCTTATTCTGATGCTGTCCGCTCTTATAGCTTGGATGGTAAACAGATATGGTATAACAGCAGCATGAGGCAGAAGGTTAAAAACGATATTGATGTAGCAAAAGGGAGCGGGATATACACCGTATCTGTAGCAGATTCAGAATACGAGCTTGATATTGCTAATACGGCAATGAATGAAATGCATGTATATGAATCTGAATGCGATGATCGTACTGCTGCCATAGAAAAGGAAATAGCTTCTAAAATTGACAGGAGTGAAGTTGAATCTATGAAAGTGGATGAAGGATATCCTGAGAAGTTGGCAAGGACAAAGGATCAGATCATAGAAAAAAATAAGATCCTTGAAGCTAACGATCCGGAGAAGGCTACAGCCATGTACATGAGGGCGATGATCAATACGCCGGCTATGTTGGAGAATACTGACCAGAGTCTGGCTCTTAAGATAAAAGGATTGTATCCTATTTGGGATAAGGATGGAGTTTATGGCGACAAAGGTCTTCCTATGGGAACTGCTGTTGTAAAGGGGCAGCGTTTTCGTAGTAAAAACCAGCCTTCAGATTTGGATTGGACTTTGTTTGAAGTAAGGCAAAATCACAATCTACAAGCTGATTGGGTTCCTGGCCAGGGAGGTGGAGCCGAAAGTCTGTATATGGTTGTTCAAGAAAAGCATTCAGGTACCGTAGACGATCCTATTCCTTGGGTATATAATTCTATTTTAGAGAACGGAAAGTATTACATAGACAAAGAAATTAAGTATCTTTGCATAAGAGATTCAGGCATCCCTTTGGCTTACGAGAATCTTTCTGATCTTGTATCAGCCGGATACGTAAGGGTTGTTTAGGTCGTAATTTGTTGTTAATGTTATGGATGGCCCCTGTATATTTATTTATGCAGGGGTTTTTCTTTAATCCAAACTCTGCTTATTTTAATATTTGGTAAGGTTCTGATTATCTTTGTGAAAAAGGTTAAGTTATGGAAAGAAGTGATATTATAAAAGAATTGAGTCAGTATTTTAGTATTGTTGAATTAGTTGGTCCTAAAGAGTACGATAGAGACAAAGATCTTTGCTGGAGGTATTTAAGAACTGAATTGCTTCACACGATACTGGTTTTAAGGAAAGACATTTTGAAAACTCCAATGACGGTTAATACCTGGAAGTCGGGTGGAAGGTTTGATGAACGTGGGTTTAGGAACAATATCTCGGATATAGTAAAATCCAAGACCGTATCAGGGTCTTTGTATATCAGTCCTCATATGCTTGGGGCAGCCATCGATTTTGATGCCAAGGGTATGACGGCAGAAGAGGCAAGGAATAAAATAATTCAGTCGCAGGATTTACTTCCTTGTCCCATTAGATTAGAATCAGGTACCAATTGGGTCCATATTGACGTATATGACTCTCTTGGAAGTAGCAAGAAAGTAACTATGTTCTAATATGGCTTACAGATTTGTAGGAAGGATGAATTTAGAAAGTTTCTGGGCTTTTCTCATTTCCGGATTATCAGCATTGTGGATGAATTTCCAGGAGATTCACCACCTTATATATTCTATATTGTTTATATTAGCTATAAATCTTTTGTTAGCTACTATAAAAAGTATCAAGCACTGCTATATCCGAAGAAAGAGAAAGAGACCTTTTAAGATATTGACATGCATAAGCGAAATGGGAGTTTTGAAAATTCTTCTTGAGTTCGCGGCCTGTTCTTTCGGGTTGTTTACCATATCCGGAATGGACCTTATTATGTCTATGGGAGGGCATAAATCCCCAGAGTTTATAGACATGCTTCTTCAGTGGATTACAATATTTGCCTTAATATTATACGGTGGAATGGCATTCAAGCGCCTCGGCGACCTTGCACCTGATTTGATGATAGTAAAAGGCGTTAAGTACTTCTTTAGTAAAGTAAGTTGGTGGCAAAAAGTTCCATTCGGAGAGGAGTTAAAAGAAGGTATAAAAAATGGTGAAATACAAGATCTTTTAGATAATAAAAAGGAGGGTAAGAAATGTGTTTGCAAAAAATGAGGGTAGGGCATGTGTTAGGAGTTATTCTACTGTGTTTTATATCTTTCTTGTTTGGTAAAACATGTAAGAAGAAAGAAATAATACACGATATAGAAATAGATACGGTAATAGATACCATTATCCAACCTGTTCCTGTTCCTCAGTATATAGTTGACGTAGGGGAGGTAGAAATACCTTTCCCTATGGATGCTATAGTTAAAAAAGACACGATAAAAGACACTGTTTATATCAATATCCCAATTCAAAGAAAAACATACAGCACAGATGATTATCGGGCTGTTATAAGCGGATACAGACCTAATTTGGATACGATGATCATCTACCACAAAAAAGAAATAATATACGAAAAGAGCCGGCGCTGGGGCATAGGGCTGACGGCAGGGTATGGAGTTGGGCGCGAGGGCTTCTCTCCCTACTTAGGCGCTGGAATCTATTATCGGATATGGTAATAATCACGTCCTATTTTATTTAATACACAACATTTTAAACTTTTATCACCCCATTTACTTATCTTTGTGGAAAAAGGTAAGTTATGAATTATATCGATATTTTACCACAGATAAGAAATAACATTTTCTATGTCAGGATAGTAATGACCGACTACGATGTAGAAAATCAGATGGTTATTAGAATAGTAGCCAGAAGAAATGACGGTCTGTACAAGACGGAAGTAGTACAGTATCCAAATGAAGGAACTGATTACGGTGGAGAAATTATTGTTCCTATGTTTGGCATGGCTAAGTCGTTGGTGGCCCAAATAGTAGGAGTCAAGATAAATGGTACTGAGGTACGTGTTAATAGCACTGAGGTAGAGGGAGCCGATATAACAGCCAGATACGATGATTCCCTTACCAGAATGGGATGGGAGGAGAGTATGAACAACATCCATCTTGATTTTGAGGTTATAAGCACCAACAACCCTAAAACGCTTCGCATAGCCGATCAGTCGGAATGGGGAATACTGGCAGACAGACCGGCTATTATAGAGATTGTACCACCTGAAGATGAGAATAAGTATGTTTATTATCTTGGTAAGAATCAGCTGAATGTATTCAACAGTAAGACTCTTGGCATAAATCCGGGTCGCGGAAATGATTTTGAAAACCTGAAAGATGGTATATACGATATTACCATAAAAGGCAGTCCTTCCTCTTATTCATTTAACAGAAAGTATTTAAAAACAGATCTGATCCGTCTTAACATAGATAAGATATGGGCCAGGTCAACTGTGTTATGCGATCATGAGGATGATGACGTTATTGACAAAATAAAAGAAATAGAGTTTCTGCTGGCTGCGGCTGAAGCTAATATGAGATTAGGGAATTTTGAAAACGTAAAACAATTATACGAAAAAGCATCTAAATTGATTTACGTTCTCAATAATTGTGAAAATTGTGGTTGCAAAATATAATAAATTAAATATCAATAAATTATGGGATGTGGATGCGGAAGAAGCAACATTGCTTCTGTTAATAAAAGTCGGGCTATAAAGCCTCAGTCGAATACGACACCTAAAGCTGATTCTAATGCGGCTTGTATTCAGAAATATGATGAACTTGCTGTATTGGACAAGAAAATCATAGACCTTCATCGCAAGTTCAGGTTTGTAGGAGGTGTAAGTAAAAGGTATGCTGATATTCAAAAACTGGTAAGAGGCTGGATCGTTAATTTGAAGAACGAGTGCCCGGATCCGGATGATCTTGCTACTTATTCTGAATACATAAATAAAGAATACGCCAGGTATTTTACGTCAAGGTGATATGGCAGCTACCGGAAGTACACAGCAAATTCTTTTCCCTTCATCTTACTTATGTGAGTGTGCTGATCGTTTTATAGCATGTAAGGCTGATCAGTATCTACAATATCATAAGTATAAGGTAGGTATCAAGCCTGATATGGATACGGTTTTTAAAATAGATCGTATGAGAAGAATCGTCTGTGAAGGGGAATGTGGGTTGTGTCCGGACGAGATTCATAAATTCAAAGAAGAACTTAATAAGATCTTGTCATGAAAAAGATGTATTACAACAAAGAATACAGAAAAGCTTTCAAGAAATCGGATTGTCCGGAAGATCTTGGTTCTGAAGAAACGTTTATCGTTCATGAAGCTGAATTTTGTTCGGATATAAGCCAAGATGATGCAGATAGGAAAGCGGAAGAGTTTGCGGAGAAAGAAGGTCCGTTGTATGCTAATAAAGTAGGTGGATGTTGCAAGGTTTATTATAACACAAGACAGGAAGGGGATTTCTTTAAAAATGATTGCCCTGATGGTCAAAAGCAAGAACAGCCTATACATTACGTGGTAGAGGCCGGTCGTGTATGGTCTAAGTTCAGTACCGAAATAGCTAACTACGAAGCTGCGAGGATCCTTGAGCAAGAGGGGCAGGCTGCCGCTAACGAATCTGGAGTATGTAAAACCGTTTATTACAACGAAGATCAACATGGTTGGTTTAGTAAACGTTGTAAGGAAGGATGGAAGGCTCCTGAGAAATACAGGAGGATATACGCCGGTACCGTAACGTCTTTCATTAGCGTTGATGATGCCAATGAAAAGGCTAAGAAGATACTGGAAGAAGAGGGCATGAAATGGGTTAATGAAAATACCAAATGCGAGCCTGTTGTTGATGAATGCAAATTTGATTTTTGAAAATGAGCAACGTAAAATTTAATCCGACAGAAGGTGAGAATGATAAACTGGTGTCGGTGTTTTCTGAAATAAATGAAGGTCTTGATACGACTTTGAATTACACTATTTCCGATGAAGGGAATAAGGCTAAGAAGAACATCGTCGTTAATCAAGTTGGTAAAAGGGAAAAGTTTTTATCGAAGAAAGGGGAGGAATCTGAGCCTTTTGTTTTGTCTGATGGTAATACTTTCAACGTTCTTAAAGAAGGTTCTTCGGGATCGGCATCCGCTTGGGCTGAGGATCAGATTCCTCCAGAAGCCACGGAATCAGTTGGCGACAAAAGCCTTCTCCCTTCTTGGGATTTTTACCTTATAGACATGACTCAAAATACCGGAGACAAAGTGCGTCCGGTCGGAAAGCTTCGTAAGAACAATCTCCTTAGATTTGAAAACGGAGATTTTGCTCCTACGGTGGGCATAACTGAGGAAATGAGAGCCGAATGCGATGTGGAACTGTATTTGGATAACGGTCATAAAAATAAGTATTGTGATGCCGGAGCATTTGACGCCAAGGCTTTTTATGAAGAGTATGGTATTGGTCAAAAACTTTATAATGTATCAGGATCAGAGGTAAGGATTTTAAGACCTTGGGAGACTACTTCAAAGAATTATAGCATATTCTTAGGATGTAGCAAGAGCCTGTATGTAGCTGATAAGGTAGTTGGAAAAAGTGGGAAAATATGGTCTGGGGTGTACGACGCAGACACAGTTCCTATGCTGGACGGACTTGATCTGCGCCAGACGTGCCCTGTGCTGCCTCCCACGGCCTTATCTCCTGGACCGGTATGTACAGTAGACTCCAAGGCAAGATCTTTCTTTTTCTTGTATGAAGGAGAAACAAATTGTAAATCCGGAGCCGGAGTTGGTAACGTCTGCACGATGTTTCTAAATGGAAGAACTTATCCGAGATGCAACGATGTAAATCAAATCAATATAGCTAAGTATTCGAGGGCTAATAACGTAGATCCTGAATCTTCTTATCCTTTTTCTGAAGGTGGTTTTTTGACCTTGAATGCTTATATCATATACCTTGAAATGCTGTACGGTACTAAATACTTAGCTAATCCAGATACTTTTGGATCAGGGATATCAAGTAACTCCGGAGTAGGTAATGATGTTAATTATCGCAAATACGGAGGTGTAAAGTATCGTAAAAAAGGAGAAGAGACATGGTTGTATGGATCATGGGCTACAAATGCTTTTATTATACATTATGAACCTGCTAAAAAAACTAATTTTTCTTACCTCATAAATTCAGACTATCCTAAAGAACAGTGCATGGAAAGCCAGATGGCGGCTTCTTTTGCATTTGAGACAGGAGTAGAGGAAGGATTAGAGTTTGATTTTTATGGAGGAAAATACTGGTATAAGAACGTCCAGGGAGCCAAGAGTATGGCTGAAGGTCATATGAATGTTATTGTGTTTAAGGAAATGACTGGTACCATATCAGCCTTAAACGAAAATGACGAACCGGCAGAATTTGATTTGGAAGTTATTTTAAGGATGTCTTTATACGATGGTATGAATCTGTCTGGAGACGTCTTTAGGTATTGTGGAGGAGGATACGAACAGGTAGGGACTTGTTTAAATGATCCTAATGTCACTCGAATAGGTAATACTATTGATATTTATATAGAGCCAGATCAAAAGAAATGGACATATGAGAAAAGGTCTACTATAAATAATGGTGAGGTTTTTAATTTTGAATCTAAATATAAAAAGATAGCAACTACCCAAAATTTAGGAGATAGTTATGCTTTACACCGTATTCCTTATACCGGATGGAAGGATAAAAAAGGGGGAAGTATCGGAACAGGAGAATGTTTTTATACATGGGACAATTGCTACTGGGCTTCGTCTGTCGGTATAAAGTCCAGAGTGGCTGCTCGTTTCGGCGGTAATGCGGCCACTGGCAATTGCTCGCCTCGTGCTCTGTATGCGATTTACGCCTCTTCTATTACGTATCGCTCCCATTGCGGCCTTGCCCAGTTGTTATTAGACGTCAGTCAACCGCAGGTTTGATGGGTGCAACCCATTGATGGCGCAGCCATCATAAGCGCAGCGCTAAGGCGCAGCCTTTTATACTATATCACGGCGCAGCCGTATCTTGTTAATATAATATTTTATAGCTACAAAACAAAAATTTAAAATATTTAATACAAATTGTTTTGTAGCTATAAAATATTATACATACATTTGCAGTGTCATTAGACAACAGAGATAGTTAACATTATAAACAATAAAAATCTATTCAATGAAATCCGTTAGTCTGCTAACAAGTCTTACATTGGGATCTGACCTCTGAAATAGCAAATAACGGTTGAGAAAGAGGTTAAAAAGAATTGGCTGCTCGTTTCGGCGGTAATGCGAACAATGGCAATTGCTCGCCTCGTAATCTGAATGCGAATAACGCCACTTCTAATACGAATCGCAACAATTGCGGCCTTGCCCTGTGTGGGCTAAAAAAATTGGGTATATTCTTTTTAATCTTTCCCAGGAGTGGAGAATCAATAAAAGACAAGCGTATGAGGTTATATGATAAAAATATGATAGAGATGCGCGACGGTCGTAAGCCCGTCATTAGCCCACAACTGAAATCAGTTTCAAACTATATAGATATAAGTTTGGATGATATTAGAGAAGCATGCGAAGCAGCATTTAAAAACCATTCTAAAAAGAATGATGTTGTTAATTTCAATTTTGATTTTGATGGTAATTCGTTAAAATTGTATGAATGGTATTTAGATGGTACTTATGTTAGCAAAATCAAATATCGCAAACTTGTAAAAGAAAACAAGAATGGTAAGGTTCGTGAAATAAACAGCCCGGATCTTACCACCAGAATCTATCAGCATCTTGTTTTAGTAAAGTTAGGTCCTTTGTATTATGAGAAGGATAATATGAATGGTCTTAATTGTAAGCCTGGATTTGGCATAACAGCATCGTCTAAATCAAGGTCTCTTATTAAAAAGATGAAGCACGTTTATTATGATAGACTTGATTTGAAGTATTGCCTGGTTATAGATCAACGTAAATGTTATAACCATGTAAAAGACAAAGTGTTTAGAAAAGTGCTTAAGAACTTTATTTCAAACAAAAAGTTTATAGATTTTGTAATAGACGTAAGTTTCGTATCTGGAGAGCTACCTATAGGAACCCCTACAAGCCCTCTTATTCATCATCTCCTTATGAAAGATTTTGATGATCTTGCAAAAAGAATAGCTCCTTTTTCATTGAGATATGCCGACGATAATTTCCTTGCTTTCTATACTAAGGAGGATGCTAATACTGCCAAATGGAGGATTAAGAATTATTGGTGGTATGAGCTTAAGATAAGATCTAAAAGGCATACTTGTATTATAACAGACATGGATAGACCTCTTGATTTTTGCGGGTATGTTTTCCATCGTAACAACAAAGGCGTATCTGAGCACAATAAAGGTTATGTGACAATAAGGAAGAGGGTAGCCAGAGACGCGAAGAAGTGTATTACAAATGAAAGCTGGTCTTCTTACTTCGGTCTTTTAAAACACTGTGACAGTTATTCATTAATGTCAAAAATAGAAAATATCATGAGATTACGAGATTTAACAAGCACGATTCGTATTGATAAGAAAATGGATGCGGACAACATCGACGTAAAGAACCTTGAAGGTATTGTATTTGATATCGTGAACTACGAAATACGAAGCAATAACAAGAATGAACCAAACTGGATAAAGTGCTTGATAGGTATTCCTGAAACCAATAAAGAAGGGATTCCTACTGGCAGGAAACTCGCAAGGGAATTTCATGGTAATTATCAAGGTATAGTAAATTTTATTTCAAAATGTGAACTTACTTATGGCAAAGATGCTATTCTCCCTATTACCGATGTAGAGATAGAAAACAGATGCGGATACGTTTTTAAGGGCAGCACTAACCGCTTGGAATACATTGATTGACTTCTTATTGTGATGGTGTGAATGAAAATTATTATCTTGCACCAAAAAAAAGAAAGTCATGAATTGTAACACTTGTAAAGATGACAGACCTGATATTCTGAGATCTAATATCTGTATCGGGTCTGATCCGTGTAATGACTGTACGGACAATTGCGAAATTCTTCCAAAAGAATGCGATTGCCCGTATGGTCATTTAAGCGATCATTGCATTCATTATACAGGATGCAAGACATTCATATCCAAATTAACTCCAGGTATGCCTTATAATGAGGTTATGCATAATATAGAGCTGGTTTTTGAAAACATAGATAAGTTTTTGGATAGAATGGTTGAAGAAAATACGCTTTTAAAACAAAGGGTTGAAAAACTTGAAAAACAACTTCAAAATGGAAAAGAGTGCACAAATTGGTAAGGACTTAAGTGGTAAACACGTATATGTTCCACATGTGGACGAGACGCCGGTGCCATGCCCGGACGGATATACATGCACGAACTGCGTGTACTGCGCTGACGGCATCAACGCTGGCTACTTCAGTCTGGCTCAGAAATCTGATCTTACGGCTTTAATCAATGCAATGATATGCCGTATGGAATACCAGGATAGGGAAATAGAATTTTTAAAACAAAAAATAAATATTTTGAGTAACAATGGCAATAACAGGTAACGGTTGTTTTGGCAGTCATGGTGGGTGCGAACGCCCGCATCATTGCAATATTCCTTCTTCTAACATATTCTATGATGGAGAAACTATAGAAGAAGCTGGTTTGTATCATGGTATGCCTTTAGACGGAGCTTTAGCTAATTTAGCTAAATACGTTTCAAGGGCTATTAACGTAAGTGGATCTGTCAATACAGAAGTGTTTGACGGTACTTCTCATGTGGTTCTAAAGAAAGATCCGGCAGAGATTTTGCTTGTGTCTTATTGCGGGGGTGTTGTACCTTCTGATATGTATAAAGTCCAGGGTCGTACTGTTAGGTTCTGCCGGGATATGTGTCAACAGGATGAACTTGCTGAAGTGAGGGTTGTGTACCGAGAAGAAGCAAATAGTTCTTATGGGTTCCATTGTTAATTTAGGAGGATAAGAAATGGCAGAAAAATGCAAAGGATTTATATGTGGGGGTAATCTCGTTGATGGCTCTGTGCCTTCTGATAAGTTAGATAAAGAAACCATTGTCGAGCTTATTAAAGAGATTCTGAAAGAGGAAATGCACGAATCTTGGCTTAAGGAAATAATAGAAACCATACTTAAGGAATCTATTGATTCAGATTGGCTTCGTGAGTTCTTTAAAGAAGTTCTTAAAAAATACGCTAAAGAGGAATGGTTTAAGGATATTATCTGCGGCTTAGGATGTGTTGGCGTACAAGAGATATTTGATGTTATTCCTACTGACATAACATTTGAAGCCACAGGCGGTACGGCTACGGTACAGGTTGTGGTAGATGATGGCGTTGAATGGGAACTGACACTTTAATGAAGGAGGGTTATTATGAGCAAAGAAAGAATATATAAGATGGATGATGGTTCTTGGCTTACCTCAGATAAGAAGGAAGGTGTCGGTCGTGATAAAATGAATTTCGATGCTCCATCTTGGAAAGGAAGGGAAGATAGGATCACTATCCGAATTGTGAAGAAGTCCGATACCGAAAGCATGAAAGCCATTACTTTCAAGCAAAAAGGTATTAAGATCACAGAAGTGTCGGTTAGTAGGCTGGAGTTCCCTATATCTGGTGGAGATAAGCAGATCCTTATTACTACCAACGCCGCTTCTATCAATGCCCTTATTACAGGAGATAGTGGTATAAAGGGTGTTATAAAGGCATTTACCACCGCTTCTGGTCTAAATATTGATGTCAATGATATTAGGCTTGATTATGGTTTCCCTGGTGATCCGGGTCTTGAAGACACGTTCCAGGTTTCGATGATTGTTTCCATGCCTGGCAATGAGGATGGGAATGAAGTTAATGAGAACATAACTATAAATGGTGTACTGATTCCTATTTATCAGCCTGGAAAGGTCGTTCCTTACATTAAATTGGATAAGGAATTTGAACAAATTGAGGGTGATGAAACAAGCACGCAGTTAAGTATAGAAAGTAATATAAAAGATTATGTTATTGAAATAGTTGAATGCGAGTCTGTGGATAAGGAGGAAATCTACCTGGACAAGGATGTTGTTGATCTTGATTCAGATGGATCACCGGAGGTAATCAACGTAAGTACAACTCCCGAAAATTTAAGATGGAGGATTAGCGAATGAAAGTAGGTAATTGTTGGGCGAACATAGATAAGAAAGAAGGCAGTCTTAACAGTAAGGCTAATATTTACTTTGATGAAAATGATACTGGTGCCAACAGAAGTGTCAAGATAAGGGTGTCTTCCAGGGATGGTAGCGTATCTGAAGAATGTACGGTAGTTCATAAAAAAAAAGAACAGGTAGTTTATAGAAATAAAAGGCAGTCGGCTCTTTTCACAAAAGAAGGATGTAATCCTGAGACAGAGAAAGGGGAAGAGCTTGAGTACGTTGTTGAGGCCGGAAAATACACGTCTATCATATCTCAGTCTGATGCTGATGACAAGGCTATGAGAGACATTGAGCAAAATGGTCAGAACTGGGTTAATGAGCATGGTCGTTGTATAACCATATTATGGTACAATGTCAAGAAATCAAAGTCGTTTAGAAAGAACGACTGCGATCCTGATACCGAAGAAGGAAGTTTGGTTACGATGACGATCGAAGCCGGGCAGTTCTCTTCTTCCATAAGCCAAGAGGATGCTGACCGTAAGGCTGAAGCCGAGTTGAATGCCAAAGGTCAAGACTATGCTAATTCTCATGGCACTTGCAATACCATAAAATGGTACAACGACAGGAAATCCAAAATGTTCCAAAAGACAGATTGTGAGGTAACTGAAGTTGGATCTATGGTAGAGTACGTTGTAGAAGCCGGCCGTTTCTCTTCTTCTGTTTCTAAGGAAGATGCTAATCAGAAGGCTTTGGAAGCCTTGGAAGCTGAAGGTCCAGGGTATGCTAATGAGCATGGCACCTGTGAAACCAATTTATGGTATAACGTAGAGAAGTCGAAAGTATTTTATAAGAATGACTGCGAAGATGGGTTTATCGGAGCACCTTACACTTACACGGTAGAAGCCGGTAAATACACATCAGACGTAAGTCAAGAAGATGCTGATCAGAAAGCTCTTGATGATATAGAGAAAAATGGTCAGGATCAGGCAAACCTGAATGGAGAATGCGTTACTGATCCAAATTATTTCGTCGGAAAGGCTTCGGCTCGTGTTCAGAAAAATGATTGCGATGCTGAATCTCAGACCGGAAGCTTTGTCGATTTAACTGAAAAGGATCTTGCTGGATACCCGGATGCTTTTGTATCAAGGGAAAGCCAGGAGGCGGCTAACGCGCTCGCTCAGGCTGCTATGGAAGAACAGAAACAGGATCTTGCAAATAAGAAAGGCACTTGCATAGATAAAAACCAATTTGTTGGTGTATATAGCAAGGTATTCACAAAAGACAATTGCGACGGAGAAGGCGTAGGTTCGCAGGTAACAGTGGACCAAGATGATGTAATCGGTGGTCCTTTTACTTCATACGAAAGCCAGGAGGCGGCTAACGCGCTCGCTCAGGCTGCCGTCGAGCAGCAGGGCCAGGCCATAGCCAACCGGGACGGACATTGCACGTGGACTGGTAAATACAGTGAAGAATTTACCAAAAACGATTGTAATGAAGGTCAGGTAGGGTCTAAGATTACTGTAACCGAACGAGATGTTGTTGGTGCTCCTTTCACATCTACCGTGAGTCAAGATGATGCTAATAACAAGGCTAAAGCTGCTGTCAAAGAACAAGGACAGGCTATTGCTAACAGTAAGGGTAATTGTGAGAATATGACGGTCTATACCGGTCATTACAGCAAGAGATTCGTTCCTGAATGTGAAGCTTGCCATAAGGGTGTAGAAATGGAGGTTACGGCCGAAATGGTTAATGGTAGTCCTGTTACGTCTACAGAAAGCCAGGATGCGGCAGACGCAGAAGCTCGTAGGATCGTAGAAGAAGGAGGCCAGGCCTATGTTAATAAAAACGGCAACTGTACGCCACTTAGCACCGATCCTGTATGGGAAGACGTTGTTCCGGAAGAACTTAGATGTAATGAAGGTAAGTCTCAGAAAAAGCAACATGATACCAACGAATGTTCTGAAACCCACAATCAAGAACGTTGGGTAGATGGTGGGAACAAAGTTTGTAGCTGGACCGGTCATTACTCAGAAACGTTCCAAAAGAACGACTGTGAAATACCGGATTCAGGAACAGAAGTAGAGGTAAGTGAAGCTGATGTTGAAGGCAATCCTTTTACTTCTTTCGTAAGTCAAGAGGATGCTGATAATAAGGCTAAGGAAGCCGTTAAAGCTCAAGGGCAGGCTATTGCTAACCAAAAAGGTAAATGTAGGTTCGTAGGCGTATATAGCAAGCAGTTTACAAAAGACAATTGCGGATCATGTCAGCATGGCGTTCCGATGAGCGTAACACAAGACATGGTGGGTGGACCGTTCTATTCTAATGAAAGCCAGGAAGAGGCAGATAGGTTGGCTCAGGAAGCTGTAGAAGCCCAAGGTCAGGCTTACGCTAACAAGAACGGGACATGCGAAATGGACAACACCGATCCTGTATGGGTAGATTCTGAACCGCTTGAAACCAAATGTGAAGGAGGTAAATCTTATAAGAAGCAAGTCAATACCAACGAATGTTATGGTGGAGCAGATGAACGCTGGGTAGAAGGTGGAGATAAGGTATGTACCTGGACCGGAACATATAGCAAGGAATTTACAAAACAGTGTGCTGACGGCGGTGTCGGATCTAAGGTTACCATAGATCAGGATGATGTAACCGGAGGTCCTTTTACGTCTACCGTAAGTCAGGAAGACGCAAATAGCAAGGCTCAGGCTGCCGTCGAACAGCAGGGGCAGGCTCTTGCTGACGCGCAGGGAACTTGTACCTGGACCGGTAAGGCAAGTAAGGTCTTCACCAGAAACAATTGCGGAAGCTGTCAGCATGGTTCTTCTGTTACCGTAACCCAAGATGAAGTGGGTGGTCCATTTACGTCCAATATCAGTCAAGCTGATGCTAATAAGAAGGCTCAAGATGCTGTAAATGCTCAAGGTCAGGCAGTAGCTAATAAGAATGCTGATTGCGTAGCTGATAGCACAACACCTTCTTGGTCGGATACCGGAAGCACCCGTTGTGACGGGTGTACGTCTCAGAAGCAGCAACGTGACACCAATCCATGTTCTTCTTCTTACAACAATACAAGATGGGTTAATGGAGGTGGAGAATCTTGTACAGACTGGTCTTATTACGGAACAGGAGACTGCGTAGGTCATACTCAGTACAATGCTTATCGTGATAGTTGCTCTGGTAGCGTAGATCGTCAATATTCTGTAAATTGTAGGAATTGTTGTAATTGTGGATCTTACGGTTCTTGGCAAGAAAATGGATGTAATAATGATCAAGTGAAATACGTTCGTTATGATGATTGTGGTCGTGCCGAATACAAATACGAATATGAAGTTGGAAAATGCGGATATGCTCCATATGAATTTGAGTTCCATGATGGAAGAACGAGTAAGTCGAGGTCTGTAACTGGAGAATCTCAGAATATTGAAGAAGTTATCATAAGTACTAAGAGTAATTCATATATAGGTTTTTCTGTTAAGTCAAAACCTTCTTGGTGTTCTGTTGATTACAGAGACCAGACATCTGAAAGTATGAAGGCTGTGGTGACGTTATCTGCCAATACAACATCTTCTTCCAGATCTGGTGATATTGTTTTTGTTCAAAATGAATCTGGAAAGACTGTTACTTTAACTGTTACACAGGAGGGATCCCCTGAAACCATCAATGTAAATTTTGGTCCTGCTTTTAATAAACCATGTTGTGGTACGGAGTATGATAATTGGACAGTTGTTATTTCAAATAGTTCTAATTCGTACACTTGGGATAAAAACACAGGATCACAACCAGTAGTTCTTGGAACATATAATGTTGACATCTCATATACTTGCACAATGGGTAGTTCTAATACTCGAAAGGCTCATATATATACTGGTAGTGGATACACAGACACTATAACAGTAGATAAATCTTTAGGCGGAAATAGAAGATGGGATTTTGGATGTCAATAAAGCTGTATTTCATTTTGGTTATTAGAACAAAAATGATTAATATTGCACATCATTCAATTTTAAATTTTTAGTATCATGGCTTGTAAAAAGAAAGCTCGTCAGGGTGGTGAAGTCGATAAGAAAGACAAACCTAAAATGCGCCAAGGCGGTAGTGTTGGAGGCAAGATGAAAAGAAAGAAGACGAGCACTAAAAAGTGATTGAAAACCAGGGGAAGGTGCTGATCGCCTTCCCCATTTTAATAACATAACAACAACATATTATGAGCAACAATTTTATTAGTAAAGGGCAAAGGAATGTCTGTGTGACGTTTGTGAAGTATTATCCTGTGTTGATGCAGGTTATTATGTTAGCCAGCATTTTTGATGAGTTTTATCCTTTTAGTATCACTAATTGGCTGTATCCGATATTAGGTCATTCTCTATCATGGGACCTATTTCTCTTGGCTTTTTCAAGAATGTTCAGGTTTTGTATATGGCATAGGTTATTGATCTATAGCATGATTTTTAATATCTGTGTAGAATGGGTTACGGTTAATATTGAGATGCCTATTGAACACAATATCGTAGTGTGGTCTGTTATGGCTGTTACTCTTTTGATAATCATTGCCTCTATTGTTTTAAGATTTAAAACAGGATGTTTTGAAAATGAAAGAAATTCTGACAGAGACGCTGCGTAAAAGCGGTGCGGCGGTATGCGATAAGATAAAGGAGATGTTTTTAAGCGGGGAATGCGATCATCTCACAGCCAACGATCTTGAGACATGGACGCAGCTTGCTAATCCGGCTAAGTACTATACCGGAGAAGAGGCTGTTTCTTATCTTAATGTAACTTCTAAAAGATTTTATGAATATCGGAAGGCGAAGTTAGTTCCTGATCCGGTTAAGATAAAGGGATTCCCTAAACCTTTATATACGAAAGTTATGTTGGATGAGGCTATAAAAACCATATCCGGCATGAGTGAAAGAGATATTTATATGAGGATCTTGAATGCTAAATCAAGAGAATCAAGAGCAAAAGAAGGGAGGGGAGCATGATCACTAATGGTGAATTTGTATCAAGAGTCGTAAACGGTATTCATGCCCTTGACAAAGATTCGCATGTTAGTCGGAGATGGATATTGAATATCGGTAGAACTAAAGCCGAATCTTATACAGCCCAGAGGTGGGATGACGGGACGTTACTTGGCGACCACCGGCTCCTAACTTACGTTACTTGCCTGGAGATGATTGAAGTTGATAAAATAGTTTGCTGCGATGCCGAATTTGCGTTATGTAATACTTTGATGCGGTCAAAGCATAAACTTCCAGGACTTCTTTATTCTGCCCTTAGACCGGCTATTACCAAGGTAACTAACGTAGATAATACCATATTTTTTAAGTTCGCTGAAATAAAGTCGTATCGTAATGAACAAAAAAGACCGTATGCTAAATACGTTAAGGAACGGCGTCCTTTTTATTATGTAGAAAACGACTATATTTATATACCGGATTTTCATATAGAGCTTATTAACGTAGAGTTCTTTACAACAAGAAGAAAGAAGGCTCTGGAGTTAATGGCCTGCGATCCTACACCTAAAGGGTGTGAATCTGAATGGGAATACGAATTTATCTGTCCTATCAAGCTAATTGAGTACGTGGTAGCAGAGACGATAAAGGAAGTAGCGTTCAGGCTACAGATTACTGTCGATGAAAATCCGAATCTTGATTCCAATCAGAAAAGTCAAATTGTTCAATAACAAAATATTATTTATCTTTATTTGGGTCTTAGTTGTGAAACCAAGGCCCATTTTTATATAAACTTAGTGACATGAAAAGAACATCAATACAATCACCGTATTTTGTAGCCTACTACCATCGTCTTATGAAAAGAAAGAATGGTTTTAAGAAAGGCATGATAAGAGACAGAGGGGAGGTTTTAAGACTGTTGTCTATTATATGGAAAACCGTATCAGAACATTATGTGGAAGCTGATGCCGGTGTTTACGTAGACAACGTAGGATACTTATGCCATGTACTTATACCGGGGCAGCGCTTTGCCGTCAGACGGGACCTGGACATCGTGAGCAGGCTCGGAACCAACGGCTACCTCTACAACCACCTGGCTATGGATTTCGCAGACTCTAAAAGATATTACCATTTTGTAATACAAGATAGCTTGAAAAAGAAGTTAAGGGTTAAAATGAATAAAGGACGAAGATACCGATTTATGTACAATGAAATACTTGCCAAAAGAAGGGTGTTTAAAGATTTCCAGATTAAGAGAGTTTTCGAAGATAAAGAATTAGGACATAGAAAGTCGTAGAAAAAAAAGTAGCGATCACCCTTTGTGGATACAGGATAATCGCTACTTTTGCATATCCGTCTACTTTCTCAAGCGGACGGATATAATGCTAACAAAATATCTTTATACAAATAAAGCTCTATGGAGGCAAAGGTAAACAATTTTCAAAACAATGCGAAGGGTAGTAACATTATTTTGACGTCAGAATCCAACGAAATGGATTTATCTGTAAAATTATCTAAAATTTTTAGCTATAATGGCCATAATGTTTCTTTTATAAAAACTTCTTATGGTATATTGTTAAATGCCACGCAGATGGCAAAAGCATTCAATAAGAAACCTGCCGAGTATCTAAGGTTGCCGTCTGTAAATCAATTAATTAAGTCAATGGTGGGATTTTCCCACCTTTCTGAGAATCAGATAGTTACAACCATGTTTGGAAGTCCTGAAAATGGAGGAGGTACATGGATGTTTGAAGATCTCGCCATAGATTTTGCGAGATGGTTGGATACTGATTTTAGATTATGGTGTAACTCGAAGATAAAAGAATTTTTAACATCAAACTTGGTTTCTATTCCAAATTTTACTGATCCGGCAGAAGCAGCCGAAGAATGGGCTAAGCAGTATCGTAGAGCTCAGCAAGCGGAATCCATTGCTTTGGCTGAACATAAAAGGGCGGAGCAAGAAAGAATGGAAAAAGAAATAGCTGTAAATACGTTAGAAGAAAAGAAAGGGGATATAGAGTTTTCTGAGTCATTTAAAAAGGTGGATCATGAAAACATGTGGCTAATCAGAGATGTGGCGAAGAAGCTTGAGCAGAATGGAATCATCATCGCAGAAAAGAATCTTCGTTTGTTTCTTGAGGAAGTCAAGTTTATGTTCAGAAATGGGCAGGGTAGATGGGAGTTATACAGTGATATTGTCAAAAATAAGTTTGGTGTGTATAGATCATATTTTGTAGATAAGTATTCTGGGGAAAGAGTTAATCAGCAAACCATCTACATGACTGGTGCCGGATATGAAGTCACACTTAAGGGGATAAAGGAAAAGTGTAGGAGCCTTTTCTTGAAGTACGGCAAGTTTGAAGATCCTAACTTTTGAAAACACAAAATAGGGCGTTATACATATTATTCATATCTTTGTGGAGGTCAGGTTCGTTTCCTGTCCTCCATTTTTTTTAAGAGATGACAGTCGAAAATTATATCATAGAGTTAAAATCGTCTTTAAGATCATTTGACAAGCGTGATCTGATAGATGAGGTATCCATCTACAAATGGGTAGAAATTGCCCTGAAGAAGTTTGGAGGCGATATTACTATGCGCAAAGAAGCGGTAGTGGATGTCAAGCGAGGGCAGGCCCGTATGCCTGGTGATTACTTTGATCTTATTCTGGCTTTTAAATGTGATTTTAAAGGATATGAGGTGCCAGAAGGTGACAAGGTGATACCAGAACTTCAAAATACAATAGCCTGGAAAGAACGCACCGAAAGAAGTTATAGGTGGTGTTCTTGCGATGAATGTTGTAAAGACGAATGCGAGAAAGTGATAGTTGAAAAATTTTATATTAACACCCACGATCGCGATCATGAAGTTCGTTGCTATTATGACCGGCCGGTAATGTTAGGTCTTGCCAAGCCTATGCTTCGTGATTCTTGTTTAAGTAAATGCCGGAATAAGGTAATAAAGGATAGTCCGTATGAGATAAATATCGTAAACGGATTCCTGTATGCTAATTTCGATGGTCCTATTTACATGCAGTACCGGTCTCTTCCTTTCGACGGAGAATCTAATATAATTATACCAGACACGCCTCAAGGTCTGGTATTGGATTATGTAGATAATTTTGTAAAGATGAGATTCTTTGAGGAACTGATGTATAATGGAGAAGCACAAGGGGCTGCCGATTTGTTCAAGTTGTATGCACAGCAAGATTTGGTTAAGCTGAAAAATGCTAAGACCGAACTTAAGATGATGGGTATGACATTGAAAGGCATGTACGAACCTCTTAGACGGCGCCGTGCTGAGTTTGAGATATATACTAAGGCGTATCCTGTAATTGACAATATACTTAAATTGGTATGACGGAAGTAGTTCTATTTATATACTTGTCTGGCGTTATTGCATCTATGATTGTTTGGTCAATCAGGCAATTTAAAGGAGATGCGAGTTTGGTAGAGACAATGTATTGCCCGATAGTATTTTTGTCGAGTTGGATATACGTATTCGAAATATTTAAAAAATAAACAAAATGTTAGAAGTTGGTGCAAGCGAAATAGTAACTGCCGATAAAATGAGAGGCGTAGGACCGGCAAATATTATCTTCACAGCCGGCCCTAATCCGGTAGCCGAAGATCGTAGAGGCGTAGCCAAGGTAACGGCTGGTGGAGAGAGTAAGAACGTTACAATCACACAAGCTGCCGGAGAGCAGGTCGTTGTAATTCCTGAGTTCGATTATCTTGTTCTTAGATACGGATGGGAATCAGAAGACGGTTCTGATTTTGATACTGCAACTGGGTTCGCCAATACAGGCATCTCGGATGTAGATAATAAATACGTTGGATGGAGTAAGCAGTGGGCTACTACCCAACAACAGGTAGGTGATTACCTTATTTATGGTGGTGATAACATGCAGTCAGGACTCGAAGGGGCACTTATTAAGATGAAGACCTTGCTATCAGCGCCGGGCATGGACGAGTCGGAACCTAATATCAATGCCGATATCTATGGTAATTGGTATGGGAATAGAGGACGAGGAAATGTTGTTGTGTCTTTTACAGCCTACCTTGGAGGAGAGATGGTTAAACAAGGATTTAACTTCATTAACGAAGGTGGTGAAGAAGTTTACTCCGACAGCATCACTACCAACGTTTCGGCTCATGGTGAAACCAATTACCAAAATATAAAAGGTTTGTACACTAAGATGGGGACGATGGTCTACAATAAAGAAAAACGAGATTGTGTGATCGTAATAGGGTAATGGCATGGAAGATCTGTGGAGTAAATACGATAAGATAAAAGAAGTCTTCTATAGGGATTTCGTTTATGATTCCAGCTACACAGAGCAGGCCTCGTGCATCCCACTGTCGTCGGTGAATAACGGGGTAGGCTGGGTCGGCGACGGAACCATTAACCTGGCTCAGTATCTCCAGTTTCTATACACGGAAATGATTCTTGGCAACAAGACAGAAGATGATGTGCGTAATGCCATACTGGTACTTACCCGTCTTGCCGATACTACTTATGATCTATTTTTTAATAACAATAAAGGTATTTATTTCAAATTCGAAAAAGGATTTTTCTTAAGAGACGATATCCATAGCGAAGATGCAAGCAAATTCGGTCTTACCAAGATAAGTTCCGGGTACACTAATGGTATAGAGTTAAAAGACGAAGATCCATGCTTCTCCCCATTCACTTCACAAGATCAGATCTGGAATCTGGCTCCTATATTAGCTTTCTTATCAGAAAAAGGATTTGAAGAAGCCGGGCAAGTAGGATACGATATTTTTGAGTACGTTATTAGAAACAGACACAAGATATACAATCCTTATTACAGTGCCTTACTTCATCATTGGACATTCCTTCCTGATATGGATACCGATAAGGTCAAGCCGTGGGATAGGGTTAGCAACCGTAACAAGAATCTTAAATACAAAGTTAAGGTTAAGAGAGGGGCTAACAATTGGTACTTCTCTGGAGGGTTCAGATGGGCGTTTAAGAAGTTTGGAGGCGAGTGCAGTACATTCTGGCATTGCCTATGGTATAAGCCATTTATATTCTTAGCAGATAGGGTATATCATCCATACATATGTAAATGGTTTGGTATTAAAGTTAAAAACAATTCTTATTATTGTCTTGGATCTACAAATGAAAAATCATGGTACGGTCCTAAGTTTAGAAAGAGGTTGGTTAATAAGTTTAACAAGTCTTTGGAAGGGGGAGAGCTATTCATGCCTTATCTGGTTTTTCTTCATGGGTGTGAAGACGTTGATAGAAGCAGCTTAGAGTCCTACCTTAAGGAATGGGAATGGGATGGAGTTAATTCTCCTATTGAGTTTTTGATTTTGTGCAATTGGTATAAAATGATTTTTGACAATGAAAATATATTATAAATCAAAAATAGCCAAGTTATTTACGTTCATTGACGGCTACAAAACAATTATGTTATTTGGAGCCGTATTTACCGAACGTGATGCTATATCACTGAAGGCCGAATATCATGAAGAGTCGCATTGTAATCAGTATCATACAATGTTTTGTTTTGGTATGTTCGGGTCTTTGCTTACAATAGGATTGTGTCTCTTATTCGGTAATGTAGGATGGTGGATGCTGTGGTTGTCTCTTATTCCGATATTTTTATACTATTCATGGTATTTAATTGAGTACCTGATTAGGTTGTGCATATATCGCGATCATGATAAGGCATATCATAATATCGTATTTGAAAGAGAAGCCTTCGACTTAGAAAAGTATTGGAATCGGCATGATGTTTTGAGGAAGGAGTCGGAAGGGTTTAGTTTCCTCGGTTATTATAGGAAGGAGTATCATTATGAGTAGGAGAAGATATTTTGAAGAACAGAGATCTGGTAATGGAGCTATTTATCATTGTGTAGAAACAGAAATCGAGCCTGGAGATAGGATCAGGTTATTTAATTTAATGAATAAAATCAAATCCGATACAATTAGCCAGGATAAGATAAATAGCGTATTGAATCAACTTAGAGAAGGAACGGCCTTTAATATTCATACTCATAGTTCAGTTTCTTTTTCGTTTTCAAGCACCTCTACCGGTTACGAACCAATGGCAATATGGATTAGATTTGACCCGTATCCTGCAAGTGAACAACAGGGTATTATATACAAGTTTCAGATAAATGACCAGAGGTACGTTTTTATGTTTTCTAATAGATACGATGGAATGAGAGATCTTATTAATAATGCAGATGAAGATGTTGATTGTATTACTTCTGCAACAGAGAGTAGTATATATCACAATGATTCTTTTTATATATTTGCGTAAATTATGAGGAGGAGATTCGAATATAAAGACAGGGAGCTTGAAGACTTTCTTATAAGGTTTTATCCGGCTGGCAATTACACATGGATAGTTCCTGATGGCTGTTTTCTCGTAGACGTTTTTTTAGTTGGAGGCGGCGGCGGCGGTAGCTCTGCCGGCGGTGGAGGTGGTTATACCAAGACCTTTAAATCTGATAACAAAGGCTGGAAAGACGGAGAATCTATTGCTGTAAAACCTGGTCAATCTATTTCTATAACAGTAGGAAAAGGAGGAGCACAAGTTTATCAAGCCGAACAAAATTCTCCTGGTAAAGATGGTGGTTATTCTCAATTTATGAGCTCGTCTTATAGAGCAAATGGAGGAAAGGGAGCTAATAAGTGGAGGGGAGGAGATGGTGGTAGTGCCGGCAGTTCGTCATATACGCAAGATGGTGCTTCGGATGGTGGAGACACTAATGGAGAAGAGTATGGAGTAATCAAAGGTCAAGGTCATACTACCAGAGATTTTGGAGAATCCGGCGGTAAAAGAAATGCCGGTGGTGGAAGCGGAGAAACCAATACCGGAGTAGTATTCCAAGGGGGAATATCCGATTATAGTGAAGGATCTGGAACAGGAGGATCAACAAACGGATCTGGTAAAGGAGGAGGAGGTTATGGCGGCGGAGGAGGCGGCGTCAGATACTCTATGGTTTATGCCGGAGCCGGCGGTGATGGTACTGTGTTAATTAGGGGTAGAAGATATAAATCGTAAGTAGATGTTATGAGACGAAGATTTGAAAATGTTAATATGGCTATGGGTAATTGTTTCTCTCCTGTAATGGAAGGGAGTCAATTTCAATGGAATAATATTGTAGTTAATAGTCCAGTATATATAACTCCAATAAGAAGAAAGAAATTCAAGATAAGTTTTGGAGAATTTGATTTATCCAAAGTTTTGTCTAATGTATCATCTAATCGTGATATTATAATAAGAGATAAGTCTGCATATACGTTTCTATTGTTACTTCTGTCTGCTGATCATTCTAAATGCAGTTTGTTTAATAATCATCTAACAGTTAATACCCAGGATTTACCAAGATATATTTTTTACATTGATTCCGAACATGAGGAACTGTATTCATACAAAGACGGGGTTTTAGAAAGTAACGTGACGATAATGGATCCAGTTGATAATTATTTCTATAATTATATTGATATTCAAATAAGAAATTTCAATGATAATCCTATCCCCGATTTTTATGTAGGTGTGGTCGATAAAGTAGGAGACTGAAAATGTATTTCTTTTCTTCACCTACTTTAGAAATCCATGATTAAATCTCTTTTGTTATCTTTGTGACAAACAGTTATTAACATGGCATTAG